TATCTTCTTGAATAAAATGACCATCTTTAGAAATGGCTTGAGGCTCCGATTTAGAGCCTCCTATTTTACCAATTGCTGAAATAATTTTATTATCTTTTTGTAGAAATAATTCTGGATCTGTACCTAAAGTGATATTTTTAATTTTCATATTTTTTTATTAAATTGGAGTTTCTTGTTCTTCATAATAATCTTGATGGTCTTCTTCATAATGATTATCCTCTTCATCATATTGATTATTTTTCCAATAATCTAAAGGACTTTGTAAAAATTGAGAATTATTAGATTTTTTTGATTTTTTAAATTCTTTTAAATATTTATCAATTAAATTTAAACACATTAAGGATGTTCTTCTTTCGCAATGACTCCATTCGGGATGACCTTGGATACATAAAGAATTTGTATTTTTATAATATACAATTTCAGGTTCTAAGAAATCTTTTGATAATTCAATTTCTTCATTATCACCATTGAGATAAGTTTTACTTTGAAAATATTCAGAATATGCAATTAATTCATAATCTTTTTTATTTAAATCGAATGGATATAACATTTGATGATGTGAAGAAGTAATATTATATCTCATTTTATTGTTTAAAATCATTGAATGATCTCTACAATGACCTTCTACGTGTTGAATTAGTCTTCCTCCACTTAAAACTGTTAATAACTGTGAGCCACGACATATAGAAAGTAGAAAAGAATGTCCTCTAAATTTATTAAATGTTTCAATTTCCTTTTGATCTCTAGAAATATTAATACTGGTATATTTTCCAACTCTTTCATTATATTGTGCAGGATTAACATCTTCACCTCCTGTAAATAATACTAAATCAATATCTTTTGTATTTTTTACATCTATTGTTTTATGAACAATAACTTCATATTTTTCATTTAAATATGAAACATAATCTAAAGATGAAGCATCGTTTGCAATTACAATATTTAAAATTTGTTTTACTTCAGGTTCTTTAATAACATTATTCAAATAATTATATATAGTTTCCACTTTATTTAATATTTCTTCACCTTCAATTTCTTCATACAAATTAGCTGAAATACAAGTGTTTAAAAATGTTTTAATTATACTTTTATTAGTAGTTACATCTAATTTATATGATTGTATTTTTTTTAATAATTCTGGATTCATTTGTTATTATATTTATCTATTAATAATTTTGGTAAAATTTCTATATATTTTTGACCTGTAATTTCTCCAAAACTGGCAGCACTACAGCTTTCAAATATAACCCATTCAGGATTTTCTCTTTCAATTCCATCTTTAGCACCTTGAACACCTACGTCAAATGCGCAAATGTCTAATCCTAAAGCATTTTTTGCTTTAATACAATCTGCAACAATATCATCCCAATTCTTAGGTTTCTTAAATGATGGATTTTCTTCTAATACCCAATTGCAAACATCATCATGACGTTGCCAAGTACCTTCAGGAGCATCATTTTTAACTAATTTTCTACAAGTATAGAAACAACCAAATTTAGTTACATGTAATCTATATTCTCTAGTCATTTTTACAAATTTTTCAAATATATAATTATCAAGATTCTTATTTGGTAACCAAGCTAAAAACTCTTCTTCAGTATTAAATTTAGTATTACCAATACCTCTTGAACCAAAGTGAGATTTTGCTACAATAGGATAAGGTAACTCTTCAATTTCAATATCATTATTTTCATCATCTTTAATTGCAAAATAATAAAGACCATCATCATCTATTTGATAAGTAAACCAATTAGCAGTTTTAACACCGACTTCAGTAAATTTCTGTTTCATTAACAATTTAGAAGCTGAGTTTTTAACTGCTTGAATAGTATTAATTTCCAATCTACCATCTGACTCTGTTGACGATCCAAGTCTTATCACAGATCTAAATGGTAATAATGGTAATGTTTGATTCTTAGCTCTTAAAATTGAGTGAGATGGATGCCTACTAAGTAACATCGGACGGAATAATTTATATTTTTTTTTAATCATTGTTTAAATTTAATAAGTGATTAATTAATCTGATACTAAAATCATCTCTTTTATCTTCTGGATGCCACTGAACTGTGTGTGCAGGATAATTTGGAAAATAAGTTAATGCTTCAATACAACCTTCTTCCCAATGTTCTTTTTCTTTTCCATCATATCTACCAATTACTGTTGCATTTTCAGGACAATCTGCAACTACTTGATGATGTCTACTATTTACATCAAAATTTAAATCATTATAATCATGCATTGTAGGAATTGTATGTTTAATAAAGTCATAGGTTTCAACTTTATGCATTGTTTTAACCCCATCATTAGAGGGGTTAGTTTCATGATACATGTGCTGAATTAATTTAGCTCCAAAATGAACAGCTAAACTTTGATGTCCACGACAAATACCAAATATGGGAATTTTAGCCTCAATATATTTAGGTAATAAAACTCTATCAAATCTCTCTTTTTGCATACAGGGTGAACCTGTATAAATATGAGTATCATCTTCAGGTGATAAATATCGATAAGGATCTACATCTTGACCACCTGGCATTACCAATAAATCTATATCTCTTATATGTTTTTCAAACGGTGAGATTAGAGATACTTCTCCAAATTGTTGCCAAAAGAATAAATATGGTTTAGAAATTCCAAAACTATTTTCTCCTGTAAAATGTCCTATCAGGGCTATTTTTTTTATATTGTTCATTATTTTTTAATTATTTGTAACACTTGACCACGATTTTTCTTCATTTTTATGTAAAACCCAATCTCCAGATTCTACAATAGAATCTTTAGATAATTCATTTACATAAATATATGTATATGATTTACCCCAAGGTGTATTAATTTCAATTCTATCATAGAAAGTTGATTTCTCTCCAGGATAATATCCTTCTAATCTATTTAAATGGTTTAAAGTATGTTCGTCAACTTCATAAACTTCCATTACAACAGAATGATTTCCATTTAATTTCAATCCTGGATAAGCCGAAAGTGAATGTAAGGTATATTCTGGTTCTGTTGTAAATGTTCCTTTATATTCAGAATTTGATAAATAATATTGATGGTTTCCCATTCCACGTCTTAAACTACCATAACAAGCAACCAATGTTTTATTTTTTCCCATTATAATGTTAATGATTTGTTACCCATTACTTTTTTATAATTCAAATATTCAACCCAATCACCATTGACTATAAGATTTTCTTTAGATTGTTCAACATTTGTAAAATATATTATAATTTTACCAAATGGTGATAACACTTCTTGTTTCATATAATCTTGTGGGTATTCTTCAAGTGATGGATAATAGTTATAACTTCTTTCAATTTTATCTAAGGTGATTTCATCTATTTCCCAAACTTCTATTTTAATAGAATTATTTCCATTAGTTTCAACAACACAATTATCATCCTCATCTATATTATACATATTATAAATAGGTTCTGTAGAATAAGATCCTGTTAATTTACAATTTATTTTATTTAACATTACATTTAAAGAACCATCTTTTCTATAATCATCATATATACCTACTAAAAACTTTTTTTCCATTTGTGATTGTTTTTTTAATTCCTTCTTTTCCTTTTTTAACTGAGCTCTACTTTTGTAACCATCAGATTGTTTGTTAACTTTTCTCATAACTCTTTAATAGTTACATTTAATACATTATTTGTTCTAGGATTTTTAAATTCGTGAATATGTTTCCAACCATTTTTATCTAAAGTTTTCATTTGTGGTGTATTTGATTTTAAATCTGTACACATTAATAATCCGTATTCTAAATGTTTTGCAATATCAATTCTAAAGTTATTTAAAAGTGAATTGACACCTTTATCTCTGAATTTAATATTTACATATGTCCCTGTACTAATACATATTCCACAACAACCTACCATTTGCAAAAGAGTAAATTGAGATATTAATTCGTTTTCTAAATTAACAACTTGAATTTGAAGACCTTTATAAGTATCTTTAACATATACTAAATCTCCTAATGTTAAAGTTTTATAATTTCCATACACACCATATTGTATAATTACATCTTGATCTAATAATTCTTTTAACTGTTTTGTATATTTTTCTATCATATTTGTTTTATTTCAGATGTAACTTTTATTTCATTATCTAAATTTTTTAATTCAATGTATCTATAATATTCACCATATTCACAATCATAATTTAAAAATTCAATTAATTCATCAGGATTTTTAGATTTTAAAAAATTAATTAAATTACTAACTTTAAGATGTTTAGATTTAAACTCTTTTTGTAATTTATTAAACTCTTCAATACAATTTTCTTTTTTACAGTAGAAATATTTAGCGTCTTCTATTAAAATTTCTTTATTTGTTTGTTTTTGATATGCTCTATATTTCCCGTTCATATCTACTCTATGAGATTCTTTTTCTACAAATAATCCTTGTAAATAATCACATAATAATATAGTTGTTTCAGAAGCTTCTGTTGAAATTCCGTTTATTGCAAGTAATCCACAAAACATATTATTTCGAGTTTTAGCTTTTTTTAAATCTATTGTATGAATATTTGTTTCATCAACATAATATACTATAGCTTGCTCTAATATATCATAATTGTCTTTTGTTAAAAATGTATTTTTCATAATTTTTTTTTATTTATTAATATTTTTTTATATTTTTAAAAAGGTAATAATGTTTCATATATTAATATATGTTCTGCTTGTTCTTTACCGTAATTTTTAACTAAATCTGAAAAATCTTTAGATTGATATTTATCAGGAATAAAACTATCAACTAATCCAAATTCTTTAGCAAATTTATTTGCAAATATTCTCCCCCAATTAGGATCTTTATCAAAATCATTATCATATAATAATTCAATATCTGTAAATCTAGATTCTAACTGTTTAAATATATGTTTTTTTGGTAATACATTCTCAGATTGCATTGCAATTGCTGGTATTTTTGTAATTTCATATAATGACATTACATCTTTCAATGATTTAGTTATTATTAAAGTAATTCCAGATTCTGGTAATTGAGTCCATCCTTGCCATACAGAATTATTATGATTATTAATCCATTTATAATTTTCACTAAAAGGTTGATAAATTTTATATGTTTCAATACCATCTTTCATTTCAATAAAACAATATGCATATTTATCAGCGGGAAAACAATTATTTCCAATAAATATATAACTTATAGGTTGTACATTAAAGAATTCTAATGTTTCTTTACTAATACTAAACTGTCTCCAAAATAATACATCGTGCGATTGCCATTCTCTAGCTTTTTTACCTAAATAATAACCTGTATATTTAGATAACATATCATCTTTAATAATTCTAACTTTAGGTGTATTATCACCACTTTTAGGATATATTTTACATATATAATCATCTTGAAGATTAAAATCATTTGCAACTTTACTTAACGCTTCAAAATATGTTAAACCGTCTCTTAATCTTAAAAACTGTATAAAATCTCCTTTTCCAAGCTTAAAATCATTAAAACATATTTCATTACCTTCTCCAACAAAGAATCCAAATGAAGCCTTGTTTTCCTTTCTTAGAGGCGATAATATTAGTTTACCTAACATTACTTCATCATCTATATAATGTTGAAATATTTCTAATTCGTTAAAGTATTTTAAAATCTCAGATTTAGATATTAATTGTTTTTCTTTATTTAAATTAAACATAATTAATTTTCTAATAGTTTATAATAATTACCTAAATAATAATATTCATCTATATAATTATTATGAATCGTTTCTATTGGTATTTTTTTACATCTATTTTCTATTTCTTTAGCTTTAGCAACTAGTTTTTCAAATATTTCTTTCATAATTTTTTAATTTTAGTTAATATTGAGGTTGAGGCAGGGTTTGAACCTGCACGAGAATATTTTATTGTATAGTTTATTATCCCAGCGAACCACTATACCTCACCGCGTCTACCAATTCCGCCACTCAACCACCATTATAAATTATCTACTATCACCTCACACCAAATTTGTAGATAGGATTGGTTACTTAATTTATAATATTATTTATTACCAAATATCAGCAGTCTTTTTAACTTCTGTACCTTCACTATCTGCTTTTGGAGCATCAGCTTCAGGACGTTCTAAAATATCTGTATTACTTGGTTTCAATCTATCAAAACTAGCATTTTGTTTTTGAATGAAATTAAACATTCTCAAACCTAAGTATTTAGATGGTTTAGCTGTATATCCATAAGATACAAATACATCTACTTTTTTACCATCTGCGTTTTCTTTAATAACTTTGAATAATGTATTTAAAGCATCTATATATCCATTTACTTCAGGATATACAAAGTTATCATCAACTACCGCATCTGCAATGGATTTAACACGTTGATACGTCATTTGTTGACGTTTTTCATCATCTTCCGAATTGATATAAAATCCTTGATTAATTGGCATACCACCTGATTCATCAGATACTACTAATTTATAATCTGGATAACTATCTGGTTCATCAACTTTTCTTTTTTCAATCGTTACATTAACTCCTATTGCTTTTCCTGCAATTCCATTATTAAATACTGCTGACCCTGCTACTTTTTCATTTAGATTAAATGTACTCATATTCTTTATTTATTTTATTTATTGGCTTATATATTTATTTAAAATAAGGTTTTTAAAATACCCCCAGAACCTATTAACTGTGCTAACCTACGATTTAGTTGGTGTCATTATTTCTAAGAGGATTTACCAAGTCTTCGTTCCTGTGTACTTTAGGCTTATTCTATAAATATTTTATCCCAATGTGAAGTAAATTTACCATTTTCATCGGATTCTAATAATACAATTTCTTGATTTTTAAGATGTTCTGGTCTAGCACCAACAGATAATGATTCTGCGGTTTGAAAGTTTACAATAGTTTTATTATCTTTACGATAAACATAACCGATTGCATCAGAATGTGAACATAATATAGAAGGTGTTTTACCTGCTAAATCAATCATCCTCTGAACTAATTCCTTGCCAGAAAATTCTACAATCTTATCTTTTGTATGAGCTGAAATAATTAATGTTTCACATAATTCTTCTAATTCTTGTACAATTAATAGTATTGCATTTCTTAAAATACCCCAACCTTGACCATTAGGTAATGTTAATATATCATCTCCTTGAAAGTTCCTACCTATTGGGGTAGCTAAATGCATTTTAAGAGCTAAATCTGGAGCATAGTCATTCTCTAATGCAGAAATAGTATCTATTGTGATATATTTGTAAACATAACCTTTATTTGCAACATTTGCTTCTTTAATCTTATTAATGACTTGTTTTAAAGCTATGATAGGTTTAATATCTTCTTTTCTAGCAATATCTCTTACATTAATTTTTAAAGCGTTTACGTATCCTGCACCGTCTTCTAAATCCAATATTAAATTATTTTCTAACATTGCCAAAGCTGTAGTTTTGCCTGCTTTTGGAGATGAAAATAATATTAATTTATCTGGATTTACTTGTGTAATTGCTATTTTAGTTGTTGGTAACTCCACCATTATTTAAATAGTTATTAAGTTCGTTATTATATGCATTTGCAGCATCTATTTCATTTGTAAATCTACCAACATATCTGTTTTTACCAGTAGTATTAATATAAACTAAATATTTATCACTTAATTTATTTTTAGAAACTCCTGTATATTTACTTGTAGTATTTACTTTATCTTTAGAAACATTTTTTCTAAAACTAATTATTTGTAAATTTTCTAGTTTATTGTTTAATTTGTTATTATCAATATGATCTACAACTATTTTTCGATTATTTAATTTATAACCTTCAAAAAAAGTTAAACCTAATAATTGATGTACCATAACATAAACAGATTTTTTATTTTTTCTTAACGTTAGTTTTAAATATCCCGAATTATGTAAACTAGGTTTTAATATTTTATTTCTAGGACCTATAACATCTGCATTTTTATTAATTTTATAACTATTTTCAAAACCTGGTATATCATACCATTCTTCTATCATATTTAATTTATTTATTTGTTAATTATTAACAAAGATATAAATTGTTTTTAGATATTTTTAATTGTTTTTAGATATTTTTATTTTACATCTTCAATTTTTTGTATTATTCAATTTAATTATAGAAAAAATTATTAACAGAATTTTCATTATAATTTTTAAAATCCAAAGTAGATTTAATTAATGTTTTAGAAGGTTTCCAAGAATGACCCTCATTAAAATAATTACTTGTATTAATTTGAGAATAAAAATCACAAAATCGTTTTAATTTATTTCTATATTTAGATTTACCAAATTGTAATTTTTTAAAAAATACATCATGCATTGGAATAGCTGGATTTATACTACCCAAATTTTCCCATAATAATCTAATAGTTGCACAAATTAGCATATTTTTATATTTATTACCTTGACATTTAAATTTAAAATATTCTTTCGTTATTTCAGCATTCAAATCATACATATCTGAAACATATTGAAGATAAAACATTTTATATTTTATTGTTTTTTCACAATCTAAACTATATAAACTTATGAAATCTACATTATAAATCATACTACTATAACAACTTGTATTCGTGTAAAATTTCTCAACATTATTTATTGTATAACTCCATGTTACAGGACTAGAACTTCCCCAATTATAATTTTTTTTCATTTTTCATTATTTTTTAATATTTTTCATAAATTCATATACTTTATTTAATTCTTCTGTATTATTACTATGTGGTAATTCTCGAAAATAATTTACTGCACCATCAAAATATAATGGACAAATAGTTCCACCACCACCTTCACGTCCTCCTAATATTTCAAGAAATCTAATATTATCCCTAAATTTAGTTATATCATAACCCATATATTCGGGTATTTCATGCCTAAAAGGACTAAATAATCCAAGTATATAATCAAAATCACGCTGAGTCATTTTATTATCACCTAAACCATCTAATGAAGGTTTAAGTTTATTATACTTTTTATTTTCAATACTTTCTTGAGCTTGAGCTTGTTGTTGTACAACTACGGGAATATATTTAAATCTATTTCTAAGTTTAATTAAATAATCAGAACTAAGTTTGCCTATTGATTCATGTAAAGTCATAGGTAAACCAGTATCTCTATTTTTCTCAGGTTGAATCAATGAAACATGATCTATAATTATAATTACGTACTCCTCAGGATCGTTAGCTTTATAATAATCTTCAACTTCAATAAATACTCCAGGTTTTGTTTCAATTTTTCTTTTAAAAATTTCACCATTTGCTAAAGCATAATCTCTAACTGTTGCATAAATTCCATATCCATTTCTAATATCGTCTATAAATTCAACAATTTCTTCAATTTTTCTAAAATAAGGTTCATATTTAGAAATTAAATTTAAATTTATTTCTGATAAAATATTATCTTCTTTACTAGATCTTAAATCTTTAGGTGCTATTCTAATTCCTTCTTTAATATAAAGAATGTTTGAAAATGCTGATAACATTTTTTGTTCAGCAGTCATTTCTAAAGTGAAATAGAAAATTTTTAATCTAATATCTAAACCTTTATCAATAACTTGTTGAATTGTATTATAAAGAAATAGCCAATCTGTAATTTGTGATTTACCAACTTTTGAATTTGCAGATACTAAAATTGACTTACCTTGTTCAATACCAGGCATTTCATTTTCAAATCTAGGAAGGCCTAACGGAATAGAATTAATTTTACCTGATAATAACCTATTTCTTTTCTCTAAAATATTTTTATAAGTTCTATCGAAAAGACTTATTTTATTTTCAATCTTCATAATTAGAGTATTTATCTATAATACCATATTTTATTTGAGCATCCTTATAAGCTTTTGCAGCCCCCTCCTCTTCAAGAAAGTTTCCTAAATTATATCTAACTTTTCCTATTCTTATTCTAGCATTCCATTTTTTTACATCTTTTTTGAAATGTACTCCTGGATATTTACTAGTTTTATTGGTATTTAAATGATAATGATTAACATTCTCCCTATTAGAAACCCATTCTAAATTAGTATAATGATTGTTTAATTTATTCCCATCAATATGATTAACTTGTTTTAAGTTAAATTCATTATATACAAAATGACTAGCTACTAATCTATGTATTTTAAATGAATAAAGTTTATTATCTTTAGTTATTCTTATTTTTAAATAACCTTTCTTTTCTAAAGAAGGAGTTAACAATCTTTCTTGGAAAAGTCGTTTAGAATTGGAAATATGAGAGATTTCTCTTTTTAATCTTTTAACATTTCCAAAATTACTTATTTCATAATATTCTTCATAACCTATTATAGGTTTATATATTTCACTCATTAATTTATTAGTATTTTTTACTAATAATCTTTAAGTTTTTAACATTTTTTAATTTTTTAATAATTTTTAAAGATTATTAATTATTTATTTTAACATCTTCTTTTGTTAACCCCATTAAAGTTATAATATCATCAAATGAATGAATACCTATTCCTGATTCATCAGTTTTAATATATGATTTATTATAGTGAGCACAATATTTAGTAACATTACTTTTATTTAAACCATAATAAAACACCCATTTATTGGCACTATCACATAAAACTAAAGATGTTTGATTATAATCATCTAAAAACTTTTTTATAACTTTAGCGACAGATTTATTAGAAACTTGAAAATAGGTTTTACTTATTAATACAATTTCATCAAAACTTCTATATTTATTTCTAACACATTGAAGTTCTGTAAATTCTAAATTATAATAAGTAGTATTTACAGTTCCTTTTCCAAACGGATTACTGTTAAGTCTTAATACTTTATATAAAAATGTATATAAAGTATCTTTAGGTTCTCTAATAACATCTTTTACATATAATTTCATTAACTATCTAAATTAGATTTATAAAATCCCCATACTTTAATTTCATTATCACTATTGGGATTTGTTTCAGGTTCTGTATTAAAATCTGAAATTTCATTTAAAATATCAACAACTTCTTCATCTAAACCACCTCCCGTAATATTACATGACATTAAATAAATACCAGCATTAAAACCATTGTTTGATTTATTTTTAATATAATTCTTAAAATGATGTTTAATTACAGCTTTTGTTAATAATGATAAATCTTCTTCAGCATCATTTGCAGTTTCTGTAATAAAATCATAAATAATATCTATTTGATTTCCAATACCAACTACATTTTTAATACCACAGCTAAAATCATCACCATTATTCATAATATTTAATTTATTTACAATTACAACAATTTCATTATTAAAATTAATATAAGTTGTATTTAAATTATCACTAGCGATACTATTGATTAAATCTTGTTCAGTTCTAACAATAACTGGTTCTGGTTCAGGAATAATTTCTTCTTCAACTTCTTCAAATAAGTCTTTATAATATCTGACAGTTTTATTACTGTCATTAATAATCATTACAGTTTCACCTTCATCAATAACAACTGTATAATTATTACCTTCTGTAAGTTTATAATTCTTTGGATTTATGCAAATTAATTCTTTCATTTTATTTATTTTTATAATTTATTTAATATTTTTTGACCTTCTATTTCAGCTTCATTATACGTTTTAAAACCATCGTATGCAGAAACTACATATTGACAACCTCTTTTAATATTATAATGAAATTTTTTATCATTTGATTGTGATATATACATAAATATTTTATCCATTTTTATAATTTTTATAAATTATCTTTAATTTCATTATAATCAGCTAAACTATAACCATCTACACCTTTTTTAGTATAATGGTTTTTCATACTGTATTTGGAAATCCATTCTGCAGAAGTATTTGGGACATATTTTACAACTACTTTTTGAATTTTATCACACCAAACTAATATCACTGATTTATCTTCTTCAATTAATTCAAATAAGATTTTAACCATTGCTTTCATTGATGTAGCGGGAAATCTAGATTTAGTTAATTCCCACAATTCTGTAATACTACGACTAGCACCATCAATATTTTCACCTTTACCATTACATTGAATATTGGTAAATTCAGGATTTTGATAAGATGGAATTCTTTTACCTGTTAAAAACTTCTTAATAAAATTTTTACGAGTTTTAGTTTTAGGAACGTCTGTTTCTCTTACGTAAATCATACTATCTATATTTTTTCATATCTGCAATAAATTGATTACCTTTTTCAACACCCATTCTACCTCTAATTTCAGCACCTTTTGAAAGTTGCCAAGATGATGAATTTGTATTTCCAGAAAGCACCTCTTTTGCAAATCTTGTAGTTCTTTCTGATTTATTTTCAGATCTATTTGAATTACTTCCCATAATTTTTATTATTTTTTAAATTTTTCTTCATAAATTTCCATTAATCTACTTCTAAGTTTATCATTATCAAGCTTACCTTTAGTCATAAATTCCAATTTATTAATTCTCATTCTATTGACTAAAGGTAATACAATACTATATTGTGTATAATAACAGGTTTTTTCAAATTCTTCAAAACTAATCATTTTCACCTTTTGTTGATTCGTTCCATAAAAATCCAATTATCATAACACCTAATACAAACCCCATCAATATTCCTACAAATAATTGTTCCATATTTTATTAATTTTTAACTGAGACGAGTTGTCCAATCAGTATTATCAACTTCTTTCTCTTCAATGAAAGCACTAAGTCTAGAATCTTCTTCTTTACCATCTTTTTTATAAATGAAATAATGAGCGGCTTGAAGATATTGATAATTATTTAATGAATTAATATAGATTTTAGCAGCTTTAAGAATATCTTCTTTGGAATAATTAGGGTTTTCTTTCATCCACCTTTCCATTTTTTCTTTACAAGCTGATGGTGATCCCATAGAGCCCACTTTAAGACCTTTCCATAGATTTCTATATTCTTCTATAAATTCATCAAAACCTTCGTTTATAACACGATTAGATTTTTTAATAATCTTTTTCTCTTTATAATTTGAATAGTTACTATCTATTGATAAAAACTCCAATAATAATTTACCTTTTTCACGAATTATTGAATTATCTTTAGTATTTTTTATAAATCCTTTTTCTTCTAACGATAATGCGGTTTCATCATAATCAAAAATTTCTTCTTTGCTAGATTTTATTAACAATAAAAATTCTTCAGGAGAAATATTCTGTTCTTTTAGAAAATTTAAATCTAATATAAAAGCTTCTTTCATATCATTTCTTTTTAAATTGTTCAAACCAATCCCACATACTTATTTCACCTATTCTTTCTTCAATATCAGGTGTGTAATTAGGTCTTACATCAGAGTTTTTATCATACCATTCTATAATTTTTATAAAATTTTTAACTTCTTCCTCACTATACATTCTTTTTTCTTGCCATTTAGCACCCTCACAAAAAAATGATTTATAATTTCTAAATCTTGTATTATTAAAAAATTTTTCAGTAGCTTGTTCTAATGTTTCTGTCATTTCTTTTTAGTTAAATTAATTACAATCATAGCCATAATAAAGAAGAATAATACTATACCTCATATATTATTACTAATCATAATCTTCAATTAAATCTTCATTAATAGATAGTAGAAAATCTTCTTCAGTTTCTTCAGATATTACACCTGTACCATCACATAATGTACAAGTTTGATATTCAAATCCTTTTTTACCATTAGTTTTAGGAATCATCACATTTGTTGCTCCTATACATTTAGTGCATAATTTAGTTTTCATATTTTTATTATTTTTTTCTACAGTTACATAATGAATTATCACCTTTACAAATGTTACACATCCAATACATATATTTAATAATTGTTTTCATAATATTCTATTTTATTTGATTCGATTTCCCACGATTCTTGATTAATTTCTAAATAATCCATAACCTGATGAATAGTTACATCCATTTCTAAATCTTCTTGAATTTTCTCAGATATTAATATTGGATTAGTAATTTGATGTTGTTCCATGACAAGATCTATTGCAAAAACGTATTCTGGTTTAGTCATAATTATTTAAGTTTATCAATAATACTGTAACATTCTTTAATGTAATAATCATAATTTAAATCGTATTCATATTTTTCATACTTGTTAAATAAAGTACATTTATAACCAGACTCTAAATTTTCATCTCTATTTTCAGCATCAACTTTAACATCTTCAATAATATCAAATATATTTAATTGATTTGGATCAAATTTTAATTTATATTTATCAGTTTCAGTTAAGAAATGTTTTTCTAATGGTGGTAATTTTTTAATTAATTCAACACCTACATTAGATACATAATATCTATTCATTTTAGATAAAGGTTCTTCAATTAAATCATAACCTTTCCAATAACGTTGAACTAATTCATTTTTACCTTTCATTTTAGCACCTAAACAGAAATCATATATTCCATAATTTTTTGCAAAAGAATAATCATCATATAATTTATCAGAATTATTTAAAGTATAAGCATAATTTTGTAAATGATTATAAATAGTTGATTCTATAGATTCATTATTTATAAAATAATTAGCTAATGCAATTGGTACAATTCTTTTAGAATGATTTTTATGATAATCTCTATCAATTTCAAAACAACCTTTAAATTTAATATTATTATCTGAAATAATATTGATATAATTATTAACGTCTCTTATTATAATTTTTTCACAAGTTTGAATTTCTAAAGGAATATTAACTACTTTTTCAATTTCATTACAAGCTTTAATTAAACTATCATAATCAGATTTATGAATTCTATACATAGCACCATCAGTATTTTCAAAAATAATAGTTGGTTCTATTTTACAATATTCAAAAACTCGTTCTGTTAATAAAGTTAATATCAATTGTCCATTAATACAAATTGCTAATTGCCATTTTGGATCATATAAAAATGCATATTTATCTTTAGATAAACCGTAACTACCATTAAGAATAATTTTTAATACATAATTACGAGGATCTTTCTTATCATAAAGTTTTCTATCTTTATAAAATCCCTCATATATACTACTAAAAATTGGTTCTGGAATATGTTCTGGATGTAATTTATTTCTAAATGAAATATGTGGATAAAATGAAGCATAGTCCACGTCGCATAAAATATAATCATCATCTGTTTCATATACACCAGCTTTACCAAATGAATGTAATCCACCTTCAGCATATTCTCTTACAACATTTTTATAAGTTCTACTAAAAGATATTGAATACTTTTTAGATTGTTCAGCATTCATATTAGATGTATCAATCCATTTATATGAATTAAACTTTTCTAATACTTCTTGATTTAATGGATCATTAAACTTTAAATAATCAAATATTATATCCTTAATGTTTATTTCAGAACGTTCTGTTCTTAATTTAGAAAGAGTTTTAGTATCTATTTTCATTTCTTTTGATAAATATTTACCAAAGATTTCTTTAGACATTTTGATTTCAGAAGCATTTATTAAATTTATACATTCTAATTGAGTATAAAACTTTCTAATTTCAATATGTTTAGAACTAAGATTATAAAATTTCTCAGTGGCTTCAATATCATTTTTGCAGTAACTAATAATTTCATCCATTTGACCAAATGTTAATATTGTACCAGGTTTATATGGTAAATCTTCAACATTAGGTAATCTCATAGCAAATTCAAGCCATTTAAGCGAAGTACTTTTATTTTTATTATCATAGTGCCAAATACGATACAAATCTAATTGAGGTATCTTAATTTGATTATCCCAAATAGCTGAATATTTAGTGTTGATAATAGTTTCAACTTCTTTATAAATTTCTTGAGCAGTTAAAAGTTTATTTGATTTTAATATAGTATTATGCAATACTGGATAATCAAAATTAAGATTATTAAAACCTATTAAACCTTTAACTTGTTCATTAAGAAACTTTTTTAAATTGATTTGATCAGATTTTCTATCACTTATTTCAAAATAATGATAATTATTTGTAATAATACATTTAAATACTGCTAGAAAGAAATTGGGATAGGTTTCTAAATCCCAAATAAATAATTGTTTATTCATATAATTGTGTTACAAAAATATCTCCATCTTTGAAGTTTTCTTTTTTAATATATTCCATAATTTTTATTAATTAGTTATTATTTGCTATTTTATTATTCATAATATAGTTTGTTAAAAAATAAATATGGGTTACTTGATCAGCTTGTGTCAGCCAATACTCATTTTCACCCATATTTATCAACTAAACTAACTAAACTATATATTATGAAAACATAGTTTGAGAGTGTAAGAAAATCGACTTCCCACTTTCGTAAGTACTTACGCTGTGCTACCAATACACTACCACTCTATTAGTTATACTACAACCATCTAGGTGGTTTTTCTGGTAATGAAGGTATAATATTAATTAAATATATTATCCAATATACAAATGATATTGGTATAAATATACTCATTAATAAATTTGTTTTAACCTCTTCCCAAGAATATTCTGTTTTATTAATATCTTTTACGATATATCTGTTAATATAATAACATATAATCATAATTACTAATAATATTAGTATTGTTATAAATGTTTCCATAATTCTTTATTTTTAGTTATTTTTTAAACTGTTATTTAAATCTATTCCGTTCCATAAATGAGTAAAAACTATTTCACCATTAGGAAATTGTAAGCGACACATTGTTTTCATAATTAGTGCATATTAAATCCACTTTTATAATTCCATTTATATAAAAATGATTTTTTTAAATCTTCTTGTTCAGGATAATATTTTCCTGTTATTAACCATTTGATAGGTCTGTAAATTACTAATACAAATATAATAGTTGGTATTAGTAATATTACAGATAATCTCCATAAAAACTTAATCATTTTCTAATTCTTCCAAAGTTCCTAACATATTGATAATAATTCCATCAGCGTCAATTATAATTTCTGAAACTTTTTTTGGTGGTTTAGATAAAAGATGAGTTTTAAAATCTTCAAACACTTCATCGTGAGTGATATTAATTATTATTGTTTTCATAATTAATTAGATTAAATATTTAATATTTAAATTTATGCGATTATTTCCTTTAATAATTTTAGAACCAAATTTATTTGAAAATTTATGTAAATGCATTATATTACATTCTCCACAAATTATTTCAAATTCTTTAATTATTCCAGTAAATGTTAAATTTTGACTTCCACAATCAGGATCTTCATCAATATTTCCTTTAAGAAACCATTTAAATTTATCTCCTATTGAAAATATTTTATTATCTGATTTTCTTTTAAAAGATAATATTTCAATTTGATTATTTAATCTTGAATCATTCATTAGTTAAATATTCTTTTAAATATTTTAAAATATAAATAATAATAATTGTTTTAATTGTTGTTTTAATAGGATTTTCTTTAATTTCGTCAATATATGTATTAACTGTATTTTCTAATTTTGCAATTATTTTTTTCATTTTTAATTATCTTTGAATTGTTGTTAATTGATTTTTTACTAAATTTGGTATTGTTTCAATAATTACTACACCTATTTTGTAAGTTAGAATTATTATTATTATCATTAAACAATGTTTTAATATTTTTAATAATAAAGAAGATTTTGAATTTTCCATTTTAGGCTTAATTTTTATTTTAGTTTTATTATTTATTAATGATGTATTTTCAATTAAACCATATTCTTTTAATTGAGTATTTGTCATTTTATCTCTCCAAACACAACTATAATGGTCATTATGACAATAATAATAACTTTTATTGAATATATTATATTCAATTGTATTTTCTTCCCATCCATCTGTTTTTGAATGACATATATATTTATACCAAGGTTTAGCAATACATACTAATATTATAATTATTGGTATTCCAGTTATAATTATTCCAAATATAAAAGGATGGTTACATATAAAATCATTCATAATTAATTATTTAATGAGCAATCTGATGGAATACAATATTGTTTTTCACCACAATCACATTTTAATTTATTCAACATTTGAATACCTATATGTTCTTGAACTTCAATTTTTCTAGTTTTAACTGGAATTGACCAATTTTTAGATTTATCATCAAATCTAAAATCATTTAAAACAAAATTCCAATAAAGTTGCCAAAGATATGTCATATAAGGTTGAGCCAAATAACCATTTTTATTATATATATTCTTTAGTTTACTAAATTCATTTTGTTGAACTAATCTTAGATGTTTGAATATTTCCTGAGATTCAATAGCTTTAATCATAGAAGTTATTTTAATTCCTGAATAACCTGCTTTTTGTAATGTTGTAACTGTTGTCATAATTTGTTAGTTTTAGTTTAATTAAATCACTTTAAATATATTTGCAGTAACTGCAGTAGTATAAGAATGTGTTTGAGGTAATTCTTCAATTTCTAATAATCTTGGTGGACAACCTCCTCCAAAATAATGAACGCGTTTAATAGTATAAGTTTCATTTGGGTTTACAAAATTATCGTTTTTGTCATTATGCCAATAACAATTGCAACTCAGTGAACAAGGATTATCGCTAATCATTATTTTATCACCAATATTATAATTTCTTTTTTTCCAAGAATCACTATAATTTTTATCTAATTTTTTAAATTCTTCAACTTCTTGACTTGTTGGATTTTTGGGAAATATTATATCTTTTCTCATTTTTCTTATTTTTTAAATTTAATTAAATCACCTAAGTAAGTGGCGAAAATTAATTATTTATTGTATTAAAATTGTAGTATTTAGTGTCTTCGTCTAATAAGCGTACTAGCAGTAAATAATTTTAATAATTTAAATAATAATTAACTCTTACAAATTTTGTTATTGTAATATTATTAAAGATCTGACGTTATCACTTATAAATAAGTTTCCTGAATTGTCTGTTTGATTATAATAACTAATTCCTAGCCATTTTAAGGATTAGGTGATTTAATTTAAGATTTTATTTATTTTTAGTAGTAAACCACCAACAACTATCGGGATTAGTTAATTCTAAAATTATTAATGATACCAATCCAAATAATATAAAAATTGGTGAAAGCATTATTAATAAACCTAGGCTAGATAAATTATTTTTTTTATGAAAATTCCAATAACTTTCATTATATCTTACATACCAATATTTTAATACTCCATGATATTCTCTCCATACAGCTATTATACCTAGTAATAACCATATAATTATAGATAAAATGTACATATTATTGTAAAATTACATTGCCAATATTAAATCTAAGTCTTTTGTTATTTGTTAAAGCATCAACAAATTGTTTTTGAAAAGTTCTCAAAGAATGTTTGAAACTTAATGAATTAAATTTTTGAAATTCTTTATAATCTCTTTTGGCTACTTTTCTTTCATTTTTAGTGAAATGAAGTTCTTTTTCTGTTGTAATTGATTCATTTGTTTCAGAATCAATAGTGTACGATATAGCTCTTTTATCCCAAGCTGTATCTTCAAATAATTTATGAAGTTGAGCTTCTGTTTTTTGACGACCTTTTTCATCAACAAAAGCTTGTTTGTTAATAGGTTGTGCAATTTTAGCACCATTTGCTAATGTGTACGTTACTGTTGTAAATTTTTCTGTGTTCATAATTTTAATATTTAGTTGTTTTTAATTTATTTAATTTAATTTTTAATAATAAATAGGTTATATTCGAATACAAATATAATTAAATTTCTACGGCAGTATAGTCAAATACCTATTTTAATTTTATAAAATAACATTGTAGGTTGTCAATCTACATTTCCCCAATTATAAGTTTTATTCTTATATAAACTGAAATGAACTCAAATTTACTGCTTATAATTGTTACTCCTACTAGAAAGGGTGCTAGACATTTGCACTAAATGTTATTTATTCACAGTTTACACGGACTGTATTGTGGAGATGGGCGGATTCGAACCGCCGTGTTCCTTGCATTCGTTATATAATTTTATACAGCTTATTGTAAAATTTAATCTTTAATGTCCTTTAAAAACTACTAAATGTGGACTTTTAATTTACTTCCTATTACTTTATGAACTGGTAAATTAACAGAATCCTCATAACCGTCGATAGGATACGTGTGATTGTATTACTACAATCGTTTTAAACTATGCTGCCAATTCTAATTCATTATAAATGATATCATTAGATTTAACTTTAGTTCCACCGTTTAAGATGTTATGAACTACTTGCATATTTGCTGATACTTGATCTTTGCCGTTTAAAAATATTCACCTTAGTTTACAGTTATCTCTCTGGCTGAATTATATAATTATTAACAATGAGTCAATTCCAGTCATCCCCTTATTTATTTTATTATAAAAACCACTAGAACTAATTATTAATTCCAGTGGTTAGTTTTGTAGCAAACTAAAACTTATTATATGCTACTCTTCTTCAAAGACTTTTGTCTATGTCAGTGTTTATTTTGTTTTAATTTGAATATTTAATATATAATATTATTGATGTCATAATAATAATGACACAAAATATTGTTGTACTAAATATTAAATTAGGATGTTTAGAATGATTTTGTGAAAGAATATATCTTTCTATTTTATTTCTATTCATATTCTTTTAATAGATTTTGTGTTATTAAAAATGATAATGTTGATATTAATCCCCCACCAAAACAGTAGAAAAATATGTCTTGAGTATAAGTTGTAAATATTATATATAAACCTAATAATAGAAATAATATCCCCATAATTCCAAATGCTAATGATAATGTTTTCATAGTTTGTTATTTATTTTTTAATCCTGTTGTTATACAATGTATTAAATTAACAACTGTTAATAATAATAATATATTGTATATTATGGGTAAATTTTCAGTATTATTAATTGTTCCCCAAAACATCATTGATAAAAATAATATTACTGATGTTATAAACCATATTTCCCATTTAGTTTGCTGTGGATCATTTGAATATGTTGACATAATTTAGTTAATTTAGTTAATGAAAAATAGAGGTGACATTGTGATCACCTCTATGTACTTATATAATATTTATAACGATCGATATTTATATTATATAATCTGTATTTTCATTACACTGAAAACATCTAAAAACAATGTACAATTATTTTAAGTTTCCCAATTGTAAAATGGATACGATTAATTTTAAGTCATCATCAGGACTACAATATTTTAATGTGATATTATTGAAATGTCCACATTGGTTGTCGTTTACCATATAACTTTAAAGATATATAGGTAATAAATTTGTCTGAGTTTTTCATAATTTGTTTTATTTAGTTAGTAATTAATATAAATTTGTAATAAATTGTGTGTGAATATATGTAGAATAACTCAATTGAGTTGGTTATATTATTGATGTAAAAGCTATAAGTATAAAAATAATAGGCTTGGTTACCCTATTTGACCGTGTACCAGGTTGAAGGTGTTGATGTAATACAACATGTTTATTAACAACGTAACAATAGTTATCTCAACGTTTAAAGTGTCGTACGTCACTCCTTTACTATTTTATTCCGACTTTACGGATAACTGTATCATTGGTAAAAGTTGCAACTTTACAATCAGTATTTGAGAGTTCACATCTGTACTCACAACAATAATACTAAATCTTTAATCCTTTATTTCTAAATATTCCATTTAATATTTATACCTTAATATATAGGTGTAATTTATTGTAATAGTCACCAATTAAAGTTTTAGCAATTATAAGTGTATGTCAGATACAAAAGTACAACATAATATTAACTAAAACTTAATTGACAACATTAACCTATTATAACTTATTATATGATTTACTTGGGTCTTTCAAAGGTTTAGACAATTTATTATAATCATCACACATAATAAGTTATTATAGAGTCAAAAAAATATAAGGACCCCGAAGAGCCCCTATAGATTATGCTTCAACCGCAATAGGTTTAGCTGTTTCAACAACAGTATCGAAGTCAAGACCAAAGTCTTCTTCAGTTGCATTGTTACCACCAGCAATAAGATGTGAAGTTCTGATATACATCTTACCGTCGTCACCTTTAGAGACAGTTGATAAGAATGTATCACCAATCTTCATACCATGATTGAATGATTTAGCAAAGATTTGTGTAGTAACACCTTTCTTCTCTTCACCATTAGCGTTGATGAAATCAACAGAACCAAGATAATACATATTCTCTACACCAGAGGCATTGGTAAACTTTTGTGGAGAATTGGTATTAATTGACACTAGAGTTGCAGGAAAGTTGAACTCTGTTTTACCTGTAACAGGATTTACGATTGCTTTGAAATTTGACATAACGATTATAGTTTTTAAATTAGATTGGGGGAACATCCCCAAAATTTGAAAAGAGTGGGGGTGACTTCTTAGGTTATTTACCATTCACGACCAATATATTTTTTTTGAAAAATTTTAAAAAAAGTTTAAAAAAAATTTGGAATTGATAAAATAATTCCGTATATTTGTATAAATAATAAATTTATGAGAAAAACAACTATCAATATTCCAATTTATCAATGTAAATTAACTATAATCCTAGATAAAGATTTATCATATATAACTAAAAAGTATAAAACTATTGATTTATCAGATTATGGTGCAGTAACTATGAGAATTCCAAATAAACATAGTGAATACATTATATCATTTGAATATAGTGAAGGTTCTATTATTGCACACGAAATAACTCATCTAGTTAATTACATATTTGAAGATAGAGGTATTAAATTAGATATTAAAAATGATGAACCTCAAGCTTATTTAACAGGTTGGTTATTTAAAGAAATAGATAAGTTCTTAAATAAATGATGTAAACGCTATAGGTGAGTAACAATTTATGTAAAATAAATCACTTTTTATTAGGATTTTAAATAAAAGTTTCGTATCTTTGTAACTCAGTAAAATAATTACGCAACTTATATAGGTGGTTGTTGCTATTTCACAGTATATTAATATACAATCCAGGGCAAAAGAGGATATGTGAGTAGATAACGGGTTTTAAGGGTATGACGACTTCAACAAACTATATAAGCCAAGGTGTTTCTCAGAAAGCAAATTCTGGGGAAACCCTTTTGTGTTTAATTGTTAACTAATTATTTAAATAAACTTATAATAATATTATAGTTATAGGAAACTTATATTTAGACCTTTCACAACAGTGTTAGGTCTTTTTTTTGCACTAATTTGAACTATTTTATACTTTTTATTAAAATAATTGATAAAAAGCTTGCATATGTCAAAATAATGTTGTATCTTTGCATAAGAATTAAAATAATAGATAATGAAAGAAGATAATACACAATATTTTAATGACGAATGGAATAATATGAAACCTTCAGATTTTATTGAAAAATATACTAAGATATTAGATAAAGAAGGTGTTCCTCAAAATATAGTTTTAAGAGAGGGAGAGAAGGAATTTATAAATAATTATTATAAAAATAAAGATGTTAATAAATAACTTTCAACAATTAGAATGTAGATGTAATCTACCAAGACCAAATAGTTTTACAGGTAATTGTACAATATGTAATAAAATAATTAAACCAATAGTAGACAAAGATGCTGATAAATATACAAAATAAAGTTACAGAAATAGAAAATCATATTATAGATAATCAAAAAGATATTTTTAATATGTATAATCATTATACTAAAAAATGGAGAGGTTCTAGAATAAATGATCTAAACGTTGGTTTATTCTTAGGAGATGGTAATATACCAACAGTTCAAATTTTTGCTAGAAACAAGACAGGTTACATTAAGAAACATATATTGTTTAATAAAACTGGAGATACAATTATAGATACTAAAATTTTAAATACTACTTTTTAATGAAAAACGGAGAACTTATAGATTTAAGAACTGAAGAAGAAATTAATACTGAAAATAAAATGTTTAGAAATAAAATTAACAACCCTAAAGAATTAGAATATTGGAGAAATATATTTCCAACTAAAACTGATAATGAATTAGAAGAATATAGAACTAAGTGGAGTAAAGAGAATCCTAAATATTTAAAATTTAAAAATTTATAATAATGCATACATTCAGTAAAAACGGAATAAGAAAGAAAAATGTTTTAGATAAACTTAATACTAAAAAACAAGTTAAAACATTTTATACTAAGTTAAAACAGATTAATGAATTATCTGATTATCTTAAAACATTAGAAGAACCTGTTACAGAAAATAACATTGATTCTATTGTACCAGAGTTAATTGGTAGAGATTTAGATTCAATGGAAAAGAATTTAATATTAAATCGACTAAGTAATGAGTAAGGAAATAACACTAAATAATATCTATAACTTCATAGAAGGTAATATTAGATTAAGAACTAAGACTCTTCAACCTACACATATTAAAGAACAGATTGCACATAGGTTATTAAAATGTTCTAATGATTGTGCTAAGAAAGGAGAATGTATTATATGTGGTTGTGATTTTCCAGATAGAGCATATTCTACAGAATCTTGTAACACCGAACGTTTTCCTAATTTTTTATCAAAAATAGATTGGGAATTATATAAAATAGATAATAAAATTGAATAAATGCAGAAAGAATATACAATATACGAAAAAGATTTAAAGAAAGCTTTAGATCAATTAGATACCTTTCAAACTAAAATGGAATTGTTTACAGGTAAATATCCTAGATTTAGTTATACTGTAAATGTTAATAAACAAAAAGATGGATGGTTAATACTATTAAATATTAAAACTAAAGATGAGCAAAGAAATACTCAAACAGCTCAACAAACTGTATAAGCATGTTGAGTATTATAATACATACACTCCGTTCCCTTTTTATGATACGGAGTGGCAACAAAATATAAAGAATTATATAAATGAAATTAAAATGGAAAAGAAAGATTACGATAAAGAACCAGTCTTTGCTTGCAAACATTGTAGTACATTAGTTGTACCTAATCAATATGAAGTAGATGATGATGGTAATGAAATATGTGGTAGATGTGGAAGTGTAAACGATGTGAAAGAATATAAAAATATATTTGAATATAATAAAGAACAGAAGATTAAACCTAAATATTAATTATGGAGAACGTTAAAGAAGCAAATATAAATGTAAAAATTAAGAATTTCTTCTTTAGATATATTGAGTTTTTAAAACCTTTTCATAAACTTCAGAAACAACATTATACAGTGGTTGCTTTATTATTATATTATCATTATCAATTCTCTAAAGAGATTACTAATAATAAAATATTATGGAAAACAGTATTTGATTATGATACTAAAATTCTAATCACAGATGAACTAGGTATTACAACACAAGGATTAGAGAATATATATACTAAACTTAGAAAGTCTAAAGTTATAATTGATAATGAAATATCATCTGTATATATTCCTCAAATGAATAAGAAGAATAAAGTGTTTACTATTAATATTAATTTTAACATTATAGATGGATAAATATTATACACCAGAAATAGAAGAATTTTATGTTGGGTTTGAATACGAAACTTCTTATCTACAAGATTATGATACTTGGAAAAAAGAAGTTTTAGAAAAAGATGATGTAGGATATTTTCATTCTATTTATTTTGGAGATGCTGTTTCTACTGAATTTAGAGTTAAATATTTAGATAAAGAAGATATTGAAAGTTTAGGTTGGTTTCATAAATATGATGATTTTTCATTTGGAGAATTTATTAAATCTAAAAACGAAGAAGTTGATTATCATTTAACTTTTGATTACGACAATAAAAGTTTAATTGTAGGATTGTATAATAGTGAAGATACTGAATTTTATGATAATATATTTATAGGAAATATTAAAAATAAATCTGAACTTAAAAAACTTTTAAAACAATTACAAATTGGATAAAATTCAAGAGAAGAAAGTAAATGATATTATTCATACAATAGGTTTAAATAATAACCTTAGAGATTGTGAAGTAAAAGAAATAGTTGAATCACAGTTTAGGTTTATGTATGAGGAGATTAAGAAAATGTCATTAGATACAATGACTGCGGAAGAAATTGATAATTGTAAAACAAACTTCTTTTTTAAATACTTAGGAAAAGTATATACATCAGGAGAAATAGTAGATAAACATAAATATAGAATACAAAAAAGCAAAGAAGAAAAGGATGAGAGAGAACGTAACCGCATATGATGCAGTAGAGATTAGTAAAGAGTGGTTAGAACAACCAATGTTTAATAAAGTAGTGATTACTTTAAATACAGAGAATACATTAGATAGTTTAGATTTATCTGATAATGCAATGAGTCAGTTTCAATACGTTATTGCTAAAGGTTCAAATGTAATAAGTGTTGAAGTGGGAGACAAAGTTAGACTTAGTTTAGATAAGATGACAAGTAAGAAAGTTAATCCCAATAATACACATGAGGATATTACAACAATTGAATTAGATCCTATTGAATTTGATGGTAAAATATTTGCAATTATTGAAGATAGATTAATTAAAACTAGATTTACAAATTCTAAAGAACTACAAACAAACGAATAAATTATAATTAAATATGGACAAAAAACAAGGATTAGGTATTATTGAACAAGCTTTACAAATAGCAAATAGTAAAGGTGCTTTTAAATTAGAAGAATCTTCTACAATTTTTACAGCATTAACTGTAGTTAAAAATACCTTACAAGAATCTGTAGAATCTGTAGAATCTGTAGAAGTTAAAGAAGAACTACCAAAAGTTAAAACTAAGTAATTAAACTATAACCCAACCTGAGAAATCTAGTTGGGTTTTATAGGTATAAAACAAAATTAAAAATATGAATGGATTTTTGTTAAAAGATGGTGTTCTAACTGTAGAAGATCAGTTATGGGGATTGGAACCCTTTAAAAAAATATTAAAGCGCGATAAGAGTCGTAATAAAGATTTAGCATTAAAAGAGATGTTATTTATATATTACTATACAGATATTAAATCTGATTATCTAATTATAGATATTAAATTTAGAACTGAAGAAATCATAAAAGATTTACAACTTTCTGATAATTGGAAAATAGATTCTGTAATGCAAGATGCAATTAATTTCTATGAAGAAAGAAGTTTAACTGTTATTGGTAAATTGTATAAAAATGCTTTATTAGCTGCTAATGATATATCAGAATATCTAACTAAGACTAAAGAGTTATTAGAAGAACGTGATGATAGAAACAAACCAGTGACTACTCTAACAACTATTGTAGGTGGTATTAGTAAGATTAAAGTTGTAATGCAGGATTTAAAAGCTGCAGAAAAAGAATTGATTAAAGAGAAAGTAGAAACTGAAGGGCGTATGAAAGGTCAACAACAAATGGGTATGTTTGAATCTGGCTTACAAATAAATTAATTATGGAAAATTGGCAAAAATGTCCATTATGTAATGGAACAGGAAAAGATGTTGTAACTAAAATAAATGAAACCTCATCTATATGTACAGTATGTAATGGTAAAAAAATAATATCAATGTTAACTGGTAAACCACCAAAATAATATGGAAGAATTACACTTTGGAAAAGAAGCAAGAGATAAAATTATAGAAGGGATTAATGATTTAAATAAAGCAGTTAGTTCAACAATGGGGCCAAATGGAGCTACTGTTATAATACCTAATAAAAATAAATATGGTGAATATATTATAACTAAAGATGGTGTTTCTGTTGCAGAACAAATTATATTTAAAGATCCATTAAAAAATATTGGTGCAAACTTAATTAAACAGGTTGCTAGAAAGACTGTAGAAGATGCTGGAGATGGTACAACTACTAGTATAGTATTAGCTACAGCATTTGTTAACAATCTAAAAGATTTCAAATCTATAGATATTAACAAAGCTTTTAATGAAATTATACCAAAAGTCATTGAACAATTAAAACTTAATTCACGAGAATTAAAACATGAAGATATTAAACACGTTGCTAGCATATCTGCTAATAATGATTTACAGATTGGTGAACTTATTCAACAAGCTTATAACCATTCTGATATAGTTAAAATTGAAGAGAGTTCTAATATAGAAGATATATTAGATACACTACCAGGAATGTCACTTCCAGTAAGTTACTTTTCTAAACATTTTATTACAAACCAATCTAAAGGAACTTGCGAATTTACAAATGTTAATACTTTAGTTATTGATAGTAAGTTAGAAAAGTTAGAAAACTTTAGATCTATACTAGAATTAACACAGCAACCTAATAGTTCATTATTAATAATTGTTGAGGATATTCACGAACAAGCTCTTAGAAAGCTTGAAACTTTTGTTCTATCACAATCATTACCGATATGTGTTATTAAGTCACCAGGCTTCTCTAAACACCGTAAAGATTTATTACAAGACTTATGTTACTTTACAGGAAGTACATTAATTACAGATATATCTAAATTTTATAATACAGATGTTCTTGGTAAATTACAATCTTGTAAAATATCTAAAAATAATAGTATATTAGTTAAAGATGATTCTATAGATGTTTCTGATAAATTAGAAAACCTAATTGAATTATCTAAAAATATAGAATTAGCTGAACACGATAAAGATTTAATTAAACAACGTATTGAATACCTTAAAGGTAAAATATCTATTATTAAAGTTGGTGGTAAATCAGAACTAGAAATGAAAGAACGTTTTGATAGATATGATGATGCTGTTAAAGCGGTGGCTTGTGCATTAGAAGAAGGGATTGTTGAAGGTGGTGGTATTGCATTAGCTAATATAGCTTTAAATATAACAGATACAAAAGATATAATTTTTAAAATAACAGATGCTTTATGTTCTCCAAATAATACAATTATAAATAATGGTTCTGAAATAAATAATAATAATATGTTTGAACAGAATATTATAGACCCATTAAAAGTAACTAGATGTGCATTAGAAAATGCAGTATCAGTTGCTAAAGTTATACTAAGCACCGAAGCTGTAGTTTTAAATTCTGAAGAATGGATGAAATAAAATCCCTTTATAAAATGAATAAATTCCAAACTCCTTTAACTGAGGAAATTAAAAACTCAGTTCCAAGGGAGGTTTGGTTAGAATTGATAGATATTATAAGTTCAATTACTTTTATTAAAAATTTAATTAACACAGAAGATATTAGAGGTTATGCTAAAGACAAACCTAAATCTAAAGATTATGAAGATGGTAGAATAGAAGTTGATTTAACTAATCCTCACATATTAGAGGATATGGATTTCTTTAGAGAGAAAGCTTTATTTTTTGAAAAACACGGTAAATATACACATCTTACACCTAATCCAAATCCTAAATCAGAATATGGAATGTTTTGGAAACAAGAATTATATAGATGGAAATACGGATTAGTTAGAGAATCAGATGGTGAATGGATTCCTGGAGAATTATATTTCTATTGGAATTATTCTCCAATTTGGTTAGTGGAACAAGCTGGTACACAATCTGATGGTGCTAAATCACAAGGTGAACGTGTACGTAAGTTTGCTAAACCTTGGTTAGGGGATTACCTATTTCACCATTATGTTGAACAATGTAAACGTAGAGGTAAACATGGTAAGATGCTTAAATGTCGTGGTGTAGGTGCGTCCTTTAAGGCTGCATCTTGGAGTCCACGTAACATTTATGTATATCCAGGTTCTGGTAATCCTAATTTTCATTTAGCATCTGATAAAGGATTCTTATCTGGAGATAAGGGTATATGGGGTAAAATTGTAGATTGTTTAGATTGGATTGCAGAAACAACACCTCTTGAGAGGATGAGAGTTGTAGATAGAGCTGGTAGTACATTAGAAATACAATTAGGATTTAAAGATGAATATGGTGTACGTAAAGGTAACTTAGCTTCTGTGCATGGTATATCATTAAAAGATAACCCAGATAAAGCTAGGGGTATTAGGGGGCCTTTAATTCATTATGAAGAAGATGGTCTTTTCAATAATCTTGAAAAAGCTTGGAACGTAAATAGAAAAGCTGTTGAAGATGGTAATACCACATTTGGATTTATGATCGCTATGGGTACAGGAGGAGTCGAAGGTGGTTCATTTGAAGGTTCTGAAAAACTATTTTATAGTCCCGGAGCATATAATGTTTATGGTATTCCAAATGTATTTGATAAAAACGCAAATGGTGATACTTTATGTGGTTTCTTTTGGGGAGCTTATATGAATCGTAAAAACTGTTATAATGAAGAAATAGGAGAACCTGATATTATTAAAGCTTTAATTGAAATATTATTAGATAGACATTTAGTTAAATATAGTTCTACAGATCCATCTGCAATTACTCAAAAGAAAGCTGAGGAATGTGTTACTCCACAGGATGCAATTATGCGTACCGAAGGTACAGTATTTCCTGTATCAGATCTTAAGGATTATTTAGAAACCATAATGGTTAGGAAAGAATCATTTTTAGCTGAACATTATGTTGGAGAATTAGTTAGAACAGGTGATGGTAAACTTAAATGGAGATTAAATAATGATAAATTTCCATTACGAAGTTATGATAAAGATAATGCTAATCGTGAAGGTTGTTTAGAAATATTTGAAATGCCTTCAGAAAATGCGAATGGTGAAATAGCACATGGTAGATATATTGCAGGAATTGACCCTATTGATGCTGATTCAGGAACCTCTTTATTCTCAATTCAAGTAATGGATTTATTTACAGATAGAATTGTTGCAGAGTTTTCAGGTAGACCTAGATTAGCAGAAGAAGCTTATGAAATATCACTAAGATTGTTAGAATTTTATAATGCTATTGCTAATTATGAAAAAAACTTAAAAGGTTTATTTAGTTATTTTGATAAAAAGAATGCGTTATTTAGGTTATGTGATACCCCTCAAATTCTTAAAGACATGCAAATGACTAAAGATATGGGGTATGGTAATACATCTAAAGGTACAATGGCTAACGCTGAAGTAAATAAGTGGGGTAGAAAGTTGCAAGCTGATTGGATGAATACTTCTTTAGAAGATGAAGAAAATCCTGGTAAATTAAAACTACATACATTAAGAGGTTTGGCATATATTGAAGAATGTATTAAATGGAATTCTGATGGTAACTTTGATAGAGTGTCAGCAGGTGGTATGTTATTTATACTTAGAGAAGATAGATATAAAAGAACACAATCTGCAATAGCTAATAAAGATAAACAAGTTGAAACGTTAGCAAATGATAAATTTTTTAATAGAAATTTTAATAAACCAAACGCTATGAACGGAAAACAAATACACTATTAATATATAATAAATTATTTTGAATTAGAATTAAAATGTTGTATATTGTAAAGTTAAATAAATTTAAATAAATGGAAGGACGTAATTTAAGAATGCAACAACCTCGACAAAGGTTACCATATAATAAAAAAGATAAAGATTGGAGAAAAGATAATATTGATTTTTCAGATAAATATTCTTTTTATCACGATGATGGCGTAAGGCGTACATTTAAAAATAAAATTATTAATTATAATCTTTATAATGGTATTTTAGATATGCAGGATTTAACAGAAGTTGTTAACCCTCATCATTTAGAAGCTAGTTATGTACCTCAACAAATACCTCATATTCCAATTATTGTACCTAAGATTGATTTATTAGTTGGTGAGGAAATTAAACGTAGATTTGATTGGTCTGTTATTGTAACTAATCCTGATGCAATTACTAAGAAAGAGGATGATAAGAAGAAATTTTTATTTGAAAAACTTAGTAAAATGTTAGAAGAAAACTATCAAGAGGATGAATTAAAACAAAAAATGGATGAGTTAGGTAAATATATGAAATATACTTGGCAAGATCTTCGTGAAAAAATGGCTAATCAAATTCTTAGACATTATTGGCAAGAGTTAAAATTTGCTGAAAAGTTTACAGATGGTTTTAAAGATGCTTTACTTGTTGCAGAAGAAATATATTTAGTTGATATATCTCACGGAGAACCTACTTTTGATAAATTAAACCCATTAAAAGTTCATGCTATTAGAACTGGTAATTCCAATAGATTTGAAGATGCTGATATTATTATAATGGAAGATCATAAATCACCTAATCAATTAGTAGATGAATATTATGATGAACTTAAACCTGAAGAAATTGATTATTTATTAGAATATTCTACAAGATCAGGTAAAGGTACATATTCTGACGATCAAGATAATCATACATTATTTAGAGATAGAACAGACTCTGCAGGATTATTTGAAAGTATGACTCAAATGGCTGAATTAAATGGTCATTATTTTAATACTAATTATACTGATGAAAATGGTAATATTAGAGAATTAAAAGTTAGATGGAAATCATTACGTAAAATTAAAAAGATTAAATTCTATGATGAATATGGTGAGGAGCAATTTAGATTTGAATCTGAAGAATATAAAACAGATAAAAATTTAGGTGAAGAATCAACAGACTTTTGGGTATCTGAAGGTTGGGAAGGTGTTAAATTAGGTAAAGATATTTATCTTAAAATGAGACCTTTACAAGTTCAATATATTAAAGCTAATAATCCATCTAAAGGTCATCTAGGTATAATTGGACAAGTATATAATACCAATCAAGGTAAAGCTGTATCTTTAGTAGATAGAGCTAAAAATTTCCAATATATGTATGATGTAATGTTTGATAGACTTAATAAAGCTATATCTACAAATTATGGTAAGATATTAGAACTTGATTTAGCTAAAGTACCAGCTAACTGGGAAATTGAAAAATGGATGCACTTTGCAGTAGTAAATAAGATTGCAGTAGTAGATTCATTTAAAGAAGGTCAACATGGTCATTCTACGGGCAAACTTGCTGGTAATATGAATACAGTTGGTGGTAGAGCTATTGATATGGAAACTGGTGCTTATATACAACAACATATACAATTACTTGAATTCATTAAAATGGAAATGGGTGAACTTTGCGGTGTATCAAGACAACGTGAAGGTCAAATTTCTAATAGAGAAACTGTAGGAGGTGTAGAACGGTCTGTAAATCAATCAAGTCATATTACTGAATATTGGTATATGCAACATGAAGCTGTTAAAATTAGAGTGTTGGAAGCATTTTTAGAAACAGCTAAAATTGCATTAAAAGATGTTGAGAATAAAAAAGTACAATATATCTTAGATGATCAAACTATTGAGATTCTTAATATGGAAGGTGAAACTTTTGCTGAATCTGATTATGGGTTATTAGTATCTAATACACCTAAAATTATAGAACTTGAACAAGCTATTAAACAGTATGCTCAAGCATTTATTCAGAATGGTGGTTCAATGACTACAATTATGGATATTTACTTTAGTCCATCATTAATGGATATGAGACGTAAGTTAGAAATTGCTGAAGAACAAATGCAACAAAATCAATCTCAACAAGCACAAGAAGCTAATAAAACTCAACAAGAAGCTAATGCTGCTATGGTTGATTTAGAAAATAGAAAACTTGAACTTGAAGATTTAAAAAATCAAAGAGATAATGAAACTAAAGTTTATATTGCAGAATTAGGACAAGATAATGATAAAAATGGGATTGTTGATGATGGTATTGGAGATCCTTTAGCTCAAGAAAAATTTCAATTTGATATAAGTAAAGCTAGAAGTGATTATAATCTTAAATTAAAATCTTTAGAACAAGATATGATTAAACATAATGATGATGTAGAATTAAAGAAAGAATCAAATCAAATTTCTAGAATTAAAAAGAAATCAACAACATAAACGCTATGGGCGAGATTTAACCAACTAAGAATTTTACAATTTTTAGTTGGATTTCGTTATAAAATAGATTATCTTTGCAAACTTAGAATAAAACATAACAATAATAAATAATCGAATGGAAGACGATAATGAATTAGGTATGGGTTTATTTGAAGGAAACCAAGAATTAAATTTTAATTTTGCGGTTCCTGAAGATGACAATATCGAAGAAGAAGAAAATGAAAATAACATAAATGTAGAAGATACTACATTAGACAATAATAACCACGTTGAGGACAATAGTTCAGAGGAAGTAGACGAGGAAGATGTTGAAGATGAAGGTGGTGAAGGCAGTGAGTCTTCTTCCAACTTATATTCTTCTTTAGCTGCCTTTGTTCACGAACAAGGTTTACTACCTTCTCTAGACATCGATTTAAAAGAAATTAAATCTGCTGATGATTTTGCTAATGTCTTTAATAAAGAATTAGATATTCAAGCGGAGTTAAGATTAAATGATTATTTAGCAAACTTAGATTTAAATAAAATAGGTATTGCTAAAAAAGATATTCAAGACCTTAACACTATTAATTCTGACTCATTAAAAAATGACATTGATTTAGCTAAACGTATAATTTACGATGATTATCTTAATCAAGGTTTAGATGATAAAAAAATTAATAGAATGATGAATCGTTTAATTGATTTGGGGGAAGATGCTATTTTAGAAGATGCTGAAGAATCATTAGAAAGTCTTAAAGAATTTAAAAATCGTGAGATTGAAAAAGAAACTCAATCTTATAAAGAAAAGTTAGAAACTGATAAAATTGAACAATCTAGATTAGATGAGCAAATGAAAAAAACCATTTATGATTCTAAAGATTTAATATCAGGATTGAAACCAAATAAATCATTGCAAGATAAAGTTTATAAATCTATTAATGATATTGTAGGTAAATCTCCAGATGGTGCTTTTGAAAATAAATTCATGCGAGAACGAAGAGAAAATCCATTAGAATTTGAAATTAGAATGTATCACTTTTATGAACTTACAAATGGTTTTAAAGATTTAAGTAAAATTTCAACAACTGCTAAATCAAGTGCTGTAAAAGATTTAGAGCAAATTGCACGTAAAACAAAACTAAAAGATAATGGTACTCCATTATGGGCACAAGATGAAAATACATATAGTAATTTTTCTGGACATGTCCTAAATATATAATAAAACAGATATTTAAAGGTTACGTTAAATATTTGCAATTAACAAGTAACTATAAAAAACAAATAAATAAATATGAGTGCAGGTAAATTTATCATGACTAAGTCTCAAGCTTGGTCTGGGCTTACTTTAAAAAATCACATCTCTCAATTGTTTGGTTCTCAACCACAATTGATTTCCCCTTTGACAACTGTATTGTTGCAAAATTCAGGAATGAAAAATTTGGATACAACCTTATCGTTATTCCCTGAGAAAATTATTGCTACTGCAGATGATTTTGTATGGAAAGTTGTTGGTTCAGATGAACGTAATATTGCGTTAGTTGAAGCTAGATATAATGGAGCTGTTGTAGACGGTAACACTGTAGGTGTTGGTGCGGCTAGAGCAACATTTGAAATGGTATTCGCTGAAAAATGGTTTACAAAAATGCATTTGATTGCTGGTAATAGACCAGATACATATCAAATGAGAATTATTGAGGATCCTTATGAAGAAGGTTCTAATTATGTTTATACTTGTGAAGTATGGGGTGGTCAAGAATCTCTATTAGGTATTCCAGGAGATGAATTTTTACCAGGAAACAGATTCTCTATTGAGGGTGCTCCTGTTGAGGATGAGTTATCAATTCAAGGTGCAGGTATTCAATTTACTTCCCCTTTCTTAATGAGAAACTCTGTTACTTCAATTCGTATGGAACATAAAGTTTCAGGTGCGATGATTGATTGTAAAATTCAACCAGTATATCATGCAGGTATTGAAACAAGAGACCCTAATACAGGGAAAGTGCATAGTTCTACAACTTGGATGCAAGAAGTTTATTGGCAGTTTGAAAAAGCTTTGTCTCGTATCAAATCTCGTACTATCATGTTTGGTAAAACAAATCGTGATGAAAATGGACGTTTCTTGAATAAAGGTAATGCTAATATTGAAATTAAAGCTGGTTCAGGAATTCGTGAACAAATGGAAGTTTCTAACACAACTTACTACAATAGATTTTCTATTCGTATGTTAGAAGATTTACTATCTGAATTATCAGAAGGTAAGTTAGATTGGGGAGAAAGAAAATTTATGTTGCGTACAGGTGAAAGAGGTGCAGCACAATTCCATAGAGCTGTAGCAGAAGTTGCTTCAGGTTGGGCATCTTTAGGATTTGATAATACAGGTACTAATGCAATTAAAAATGTGTCTTCTAAATTTCACGCTAATGCATTTTCTGCAGGATTCCAATTTACAGAATATAGAGCCCCTAATAACATTCACGTAATGTTAGAGGTTGACCCAATGTATGATGATAAAGTTCGTAATAAAATTCTTCACCCAGATGGTGGTGTAGCTGAATCTTACAGATATGATATTCTTTACATCGGTTCAATGGAAGAGCCTAATATCCAAAAAGTAAAAGTTAGAGGTTCTGATGAATTGCGTGGATATATGGCAGGTATTAGAGATCCTTATACAGGTCGTAGAGGTGGAACAATGCAATTGATGGAAGATTCTGCAACAATGACTGCTCTTGTAGAAGGGGTTGGTTCATTGGTAAAAGATGCTTCTAGAACTGCATCTTTGATACCATCATTGTTAAACTAATCAAGTCAATTAGAATAGTATTCTAATTACTGACACGTAAGTGTTTAAAATAAATAGGGGGTGTAAAAGCTCCCTATTTAACTAATTATAAAAATCTTTCGGAAGAAGACAAATAAAAAGAAGAATGGAAAAAACAATTAAAGGTAATTTTACATTACCAAATGAAATAGTTACGCTTAGATATATTCATAGAAATAGAGGAATGGCCGCTAATGTAGATAAAAATCACGTAATTGCAGGTGGTTTATTATCAAAAGCAGTTCGTAAGTTTTGTACACCTCTTATGAGAAATGGGTCAATTGCTAATATTTTAAGTAATGATGAAAAAGAATATTTAGAATCTATTACAGGTTTAAATTTATCTGTATATGGTGATTTTTGGAATACATTTAGAGTAGCTTTACATAAAGAAGATGCTAACAATAGATTAGATTTAAGTAATGCAATGGATTTTATTTCATATAAAATTTTAGATTCATTAAAGAATGAGATCGCTCCCAATTGGGTTAGTCGTAATTCTAAACAAACTTATCAATTTGCAATTTGCAGAGAAAATGAAGAAATGTTAGAATCTAAAGGTAAATATGATGCTAAAAAAGAAGCATTTAAAATGTATGGTAAAATCGAGGATGATAAAGAAAAATTACTTAGTGTTCTTAAATTACTTACAAACAAACCTATTTCACCAGAAGTTAAGTTGGATTGGTTGCAACATAAAGTTGAAGAATTTATTGACAATGAAGCTGTCAAATTTGTTAGTGTAATGAATGATAAAACTCTTTATACAAAAATGTTAATTAATACAGGAATTGATAAAGGTGTAATTGTTAAAAAATCAAATAAATATTCAACGGAAGATGGTTTAGATCTTTGTAATTCAGGAGAAATTGCTACATTTGATAATGCAATCGCTTATTTAGATAATATAAAGAATCAAGATGTTCGCAGTTTGATCGAAGCCAAGATAAATAAAAAATAACTATGACTAACTTAGAGTTTAAAAATGAATTTTTAATATCTTACAATGCGATTGCAAGTAATTCGGCACCGGGAATAGATGATTACGAACTTAGTGTTTACTTAACTCGTGCACAATTAGAAATTGTTAAAAATTATTATGATCCTTTAAGTAATCGTAAACAAAAAGGTTTTGAAGCTACTGAAAAAAGACGTAGAGATTTAAATCAATTAGTAAAAGATTATAAAACAACTGATACAATATTAAATGATTTTAATATCGATTCGTTAGCAAAGTTTTATATAGTACCTAATGATTTATTTTTAATAGTTAACGAAAAAGCTAAAGTAACTTCAGAGGATTGTTATAATAGTAAAACTTTAACTATTAAACCAATGTCTTATGACGAATATGATATTCAGATTGATAATCCATTTGAAAAACCAAATGAGAAAATTGCTTGGAGATTAGATTTATCAAATGTTAATAATGTTAAAGTTGTTGAGATTATATCACCTTATAATATTTTAGGATCATTGGAATATCAAATTAGATATATTAAATATCCAAAACCTATTATTATTACAAATTTAAACACCACTTTTCCATCAGACAATTTAACAATTGATGGAATTTTTGCAGAAACACCTTGTGAATTAAATGCAGAAATCTGTAGAGAAATATTAGATAGAGCTGTACTATTGGCTCTAGCAGATTATCGTCCACAGAATTTACAAGTAAAAGCTCAAATGAGCCAAACAAATGAATAAATAAATATTATTATAAATTAAAACAAATTAAATTATGTTTACACCAAATATGACAGGTGAGATGATGATTGGAAATGCAGTAGCCACAGAAACAACTTCTGCTACTTTTATTGCTACAGCATCAGACAAAGAATTAAAAGTAATTTCTAAAGATGGTACTGCTGTTGCAGCTAAAAAACCATTTTATGTTTTACAAAAAGCAGATGGAATTCCTGGAGGATTTGAATTTTCAGATAAAGTTGACCCTCGATATGTGGAAAAAGTTACAGTTACTACTTATTCTGCTGAAGTATTGGGTTCTTATAAAGTAGATGGTTTTAACACTGCAGGTGTTGTAGCAGCTAAAAGAACTTATGAAGTTGAAGTTAGATTGGAAGATCAATTATCTCCTGAAAACTTTACAACTATTCAAGGATATTATGTAACAGGTCAAGTAATTGGTTCTGATACACCAACAACCGTTAGAGATGGTGTTTTATTATCTTTAAATAAAAATCTATCTAATCGTGGAGCAGATGAATTTACAGCAGTTGCTGACGGTACTGGAATTTTAATTACAGAAAAATATCAAGCAAACCGTGTTGGTAGAGATACTGGTCGTAAATTACAATTTACTGTTAAAGGTAAAGTTTTTGAAAATGTACCTACAAATGGTGAAAGTTCAAATCTTGGACTTTTAATTGCAACTCAAATAACAGTACCGAAACCTGGAAATGGAGATGGTAAATGGGTTACTAATGCTGAGTATGTTCTTAAAGGATTTAAATATGATCCATCAAGAGAATACGGATTTCCAGCAAATTTTGGTAATTTAACACCAACATATGCTTCTGGATCAGGAGTATATAATCTTATTCATATTAAACATTATATGCCCCGTACAGAAACTTCTGTGGAACGTCAATATAAAGTTTTAACTATTGCAGTAGATAAAGTAACTGATACATTGGCAAACAATGCTAATACTAACTCCATTCTTACTCAAATTAGAACAGCAGTTGATACATACGCAACTGTACCAGCTAACTTAGCAGTAGTATAATAACACAAATAAATAATAACCTAAAAAGGCTGATTGTAAACATTAATTTGTACGCAGTCAGCTTTTTTTTTACACAAAAATATGGCAGCAGCAGCGATACAGAATTTTGAAATATTAAATGACGGGCAACAACTTGCAATTGATGTAGAAACTATTGAAGGGAGTTTAATAACTTCAATCAAATTATGGAATATTGATGCTTTTAAAGATGAATCTTTAAGTATTGATTTAGATTATAAATTAGAACAAATTAATAATAAAGAAGTTTTTATAGTTACTGCTACAGAATTAAATATACCTTCTTTTACAGATATTTGGTTCATTGAAATTGAAAGTGATTATGAAGGTACAGAAGGTTGTACAAGTTGTCAAGACCCTGCATTAGGAATTACTTATAATTTACAACCTTATTATAAATGTATGTTAAATTATTTATTAGAATCAGAAAAATCTATAGATAGTAATTCTATAAATGCTTATTCAAATAATTTAACAATTACTGTAAATTTATTAATTGACTCTATTGAAAAATCATTAGATGTTGGATATTATTTACAAGCAATTGAAATGTTAAATAATCTTAAAAAACTTTGTAATATTTCTAAATGTAAAAATTGTCAAACAGTTATATGTAGTTCTTGTAGTAAATTTATACAACAATAATTATGCAACAAATAAATGAAAAATCACATTATTCTACAATAATTAGCTCTTTAAATAAAGAATATAAAAAAACTAAAATTGGTAAATCAATGACTCCAAATGACATTTATTTATTAGATGTTATATATAATTTATTACAAGGATGTTGTTTAGAATTAAGTAATATAGAAACTAAAAAGCTTTTAAAAATATATAATACTCTTTCACATACTTCTAAAATAATTTGCAATAATAATTATCAAGAAATTTATCAAATGAGTAAAAAGAATAAATTTATTCAAGCTGAAAAAACAGACTGCAACACAATACCATTACAACCAACTATAGATAAAATTTATTATTGGCAAGAAGAATCATATATTACTATAATTGATGATATAATTCCATTAACATACATTGAAAATTATTTTACAGATAAATTATTTGATAAATATTCTAATTTTAAAGATATAGGTAAAACTATAAATTATGAAAATGTAGGTAGAATTTGTTTTTATGCTACAGAATCAGATGATCAAAAATTTATAGTTACAGATATATTAAATAATGACGTTACTGATATATTTGATATTGTATATTTAGTCGATTCAAATGATACAATATTTGTATCCAAAGATTTTTATACACCTAGCGATATATTTTTTAAATTTACAAAAACAAACAACACAAACGATTCAATATTTGATATTGAATTTAATAACATATTTCAATAATGAGTAAAGAACAAATAAAAACACAAATAGATACAGATATTACTAATAAAACATCTGTAAAAAGTATTTCACCGTCAAACGTAGGTGGAAATATGAAAAACGTTGTAGACCTAATTCCAGATGTAAAAACAAATGGAACTGTTCTTGCTGTAAGCGGTTCAAAAGCTACTTTACAATATGATATAAATAATGTAAATAAATCAGGAGGTTCAGAAGTTAAATTACCAACAACAATAGAAGTTGGTAAAGAAGTTTTATTTTTAGCAAGTAATTATGCAGGAGCAGTTAGTGTTTATGTAAATGATGCAGGAGATATAAAATTATCAGGTGGTGCAAATGGTATATCAGGAAATCAACAAAGTTTACAAATAAATGCAAATGAAGCATATAGATTTATATATAGAACTGATAATTATTGGTATTTTGAAAAAATAATAGATATACCTACAAATTTATATCAATTACAGTCTGAAAGAACAACAGATGGAACTTTAGTTACTAATTCAAATTTCAAATATCCAACAGAACAAGCGGTTAAAACATATGTGGACGCAAAAGATTCAAGACCTTATAAAATTTATACTGCAATTCTTTTTCAAAATGGAACAAACTCACCAACTGCAATCGTATTGGAAAATACCTATGGAGTAAATTTTAATTGGTCAAGAACAGGAATTGGAAACTATAAAGTTTCAAATTCTGAAGGTGTTTTTGTTAATGAAAAGACAATTAGTTTTTTTAATAATTCAGACGACCAAAGATCAATATCTTCTTTTTATGATTCAATAAACGATTATTATGTATCTCAGTTTTTAATAAACAGCTCAGGAGACCCAAACATATCACCTTTTGATGGTTTCTATAAAGCAATGATAGAAATTAGAACTTATAATTAAAAATAATAAATATGGCAAATCAATATAGTGCTGATGTACCTAAAGGATTCAATGTACCTAAGCAGGTACGATTAGATTCAATAACAAGTATTCAAAATGAAAATACTCTTAAAAATTTAGGCATCGGTAATAATTTAGCATTTAAATATTATGAAGGTTTAAAAGTTTATTGTAAAGATGAAAAAACAGAATATGTTTGGAGAGAAGTTATAGGTCTTGAAACAGGATTATTAGATATATCTTTTATTTACCCTACTTATAATACAGTAGATGGAATTAATTATTCTGGAAAATCTTTTAATTTCTTTAGTACTGATATTATGAATTTAGATCCTTTAGAATTTAATGTTATAAATAAAACTGTATGGAATAATGGATTTAATAATTTACCAGCAAATACTTCTTTTGGAGAAAACTCTTTATCAAGTATAACTACAGGTGATTATAATTCTGCATTCGGAATGAGTTGTTTAGAGTTTAATACAACGGGTGGAGGAAATGTTGCTGTTGGTATCAGTGCGTTGAGAGAAAATACCACAGGTTCTAATAATACTACTTTAGGTGTAAATGGACTATACTCTAACACTACAGGAAGTTCAAATACCGCTATCGGTTCTACAGCTTTGTTTGCGAATACTACAGGGGGTTCAAACACTGCAATAGGGCAATCAACATTATCTGAAAATGTAAATGGTTCTTTTAATACTGCAATTGGTAGATCAACTTTGTCTGCTAATTCAACTGGTTTAAGAAATACGGCTATTGGATACCTTTCACTATCTACAAATACTACAGGAAATGATAATACAGCTATAGGTGTAGATTCACTAACTGCTAATCTAAGTGGAAGTAAAAATACAGCTTTAGGACAATTAGCAGGGCGTTATTTTGGCACAAACTCTGAATTAACAAATGCAACTAATTCTATTTTTTTAGGAGTACAAACAAGAGCGTTAGTAAATAATTCAAATAATGAAATAGTTATAGGATATGATGCTGTAGGTGCAGGGAATGATACTATCACATTAGGAAATGTTAATATTGTTAGAACAGTGCTTAGAGGTGTAGTTGCTAATACTACAGCTTATACCGTTTCCACATTACCTACTGGAGCTAGAGGAGACAGAGCGTATGTGACAGATGCTTTAACACCAACATCTTTAGAAACTTTGACAGGTGGTGGAAACGTAACTTGCCCAGTGTTTTATAATGGAGTAAATTGGGTCAGTAATTTATCTTCCAATAATTCAGATTTAACAAATTTACAAAAAACTATTACGTATCCAGCAGACTTTACAGGTACAAACTATACTATAACAAATGCAGATAATAACTATACAATAATAGTAGATAATACTACCACTGCAGTCACTATAACAGTACCTAGTGGACTAATGTCTAAAATAGGAGTAGGTTTTATACAAAAAGGAACAGCAGATGTGACATTTGTAGCTTCAGGAACAACAATTCAAAATCCTATAGGGCTAAAAAGCAAAGGTCAATATTATCAAACATTTATTGAACAAGAACTTGCTACAAACGTAATATATCTATTAGGAAATACTAAAGTATAGGATATGAATAATTTTAAAAAAAACATATTTAAAAGTATGATAGATATAGTTGTAGTTACACCTTCTATAACATTTTCACCTAATACCCCATGTATTTCTGACGCAGGGATATTTGACACTACTCTTACAGGAACAGTTACTATTATTGGAGCAAGTTATGAATTTAGAGCTACTGCTTATACATATTCATCGCCTGCAGGAAGTATAAACACAGCAGTTTCTATGAACGGATTGACAAATATGATTGCAGAAAGAACAACTATAGGACAGTCTATTTCAGCTTCTTCAGTAACATTAGAACCAGGAATTCATACATATCAAATTAGAGTAAATTCAAACAGTAGTTTAGGTTCAGGGGGGGGATGTATTGATGTTACACAAGTAGCGTAATAATATATTTTTCAATAATAAATTAATATAAAATATAAATATAATGATAATAGAATGTAATGCAATATCTCAAAATATTAACGAATTATTAATCGCTTTCCAAGATTGTAAGAAAATTAAAAATTCTGATTTACGAAAAATGGTAGAATTAATATCTGCTGTTAATATTTGTAATAATGGAGGTCCAAATTATGATACCTTAATTACAAATGTATATAATACAAGTCAAACTGTAACATATCCTATTAATAGTTTTCATAGTTTTAGTTTAAGTATAATTTCAGGTAGTATTGTATATAATGGAGTAACCTTACCTGAAGGAGCTGTTAAAAATATAGAATACACTACTTTAAATCAAATACCAGTTTCATTTATTGTAAATACTGCAAGTCAGGTATTAGTTGAATATTTAATCGAAACAGTTTAAAATGGCTAAAATAACATCAACTTTACCTTCTAAAGGGTTAGGAATTTCGATACATAATAATTTACAAGGTTTAAACGTAGGTGATTATCAACACTTAACCGTTGCAGAAAAATCAGCGTTGGTTAGTGGTTCAGGAACTACGAATAGAATACCAAAGTTTAATAGTTCAAATACGTTAGTAGATAGTTCTATTTTAGATACGGGGAATATATTAATAGGTACTACAACAGATAACGGAGTAGACGCTTTACAAGTTACAGGAAGCGTAGGATTAAATACCGCCCCTACAACAAGCGCAGGGGGGTATGACATTCTTACAAGGAATACAAGTACAGGACAGGTTGAGAAAGTGGCTAGTAGTGTAATTGAAAACATAACTTTCCCATCTGATTTACCTATATTACATAGTACTGCGAAAAAATTGAAATTCGTAATGTACTGGCCACAATTATCTCCATATATGGATTGGTGGAAAGAATTAGACAACAATATGTTTAATTGGTCAGATATTGATAGTGACTTGTATATGATTAAATTTAGTCTAGGTGCTAATGCGGTAAGAATATTTATATATTATGATAACCAATTTAGACAAACCGGAACTTTAGGCTGGACGGATGGGGCGGGGAATCACAACCCAATTAGACTTGATCAATTAAAACAATTCATTTCGTTAGCCGAAGAATTTGAACTGGATGTCATTGTAACAATGTATCAATTACTTCCAGCATTAACTCCAGCTGACAACTGGGATTTCTTGGAAACAGACATTGAACACTATACGTCATTTCATACATGGATTTTAAATGGGATTAAAGAGCATAAAAACGTAACTTGTTACAATCTAATGAATGAACCTGATGGATATGGAGTATTTGCGGATCCAGCATTGGGTGGTAGAGTATTGACATTTTTAAATATATTAAGAAACGTAGGTAAAACAGTTGCTCCAAATTTAAAATGTATTGTTAATGCAACAACACATGACAATTCATTTAGAAGATTCCCAAATACACCAGCGGAAGCTAATAGTATCTATGACATCACAGATGTTTTGGCTCATAATTCATTTAGATGGGCAGATACAGGTGATTGGCCTGGAACAAATTTTCAAACTCAATTGGCTTATTTGAACGCGAAAAACGTTCTGAACAAACCTATTGCAATGATGGAATGCGGTTTTCCGGCTAACTATGCTCAACAATTAGTAGAAGGGTTTCCATTATTTAACGAATCTGGCGAACTCATTGAAGGTAATGCGAGTTCTACTGATGAAAGCATAGTTCCTCAAGGAAATATATTTGATAGACCTATTGGACGAGTAGGTGGTTTACCGCACACACAAGATAACCAAGCCAAAAGTGTTGGAGAAGCAATTGCAATGGCAGAAAGATATGACTTAGATGGTCTTGGAATTTGGTCAGCATTTGATCATAAAGCAAAATTTCTTATTGGTCCAAATGCCGCACCATACGTGTACCGTGACCCATTTGGACTTATTGATAAAAACAGAGTAGTGTTACCAGCAGGTAAACTATTCAAGTACGCTTTAACAGAAAAATATCCATATAATTTAAAACACAAGTTGTCCTTATCATCAGGTACAGTAGGTGGCGATGCTAGAATTAATGGACTTGGAGGATATAATACAGTAGATACAACTAAAAATACCCCCAATGGTGTTTATCTAGGTGTTGGAGGGTCTTATTGGAATTCAGAAGCGTTAGCAGTTTCATTTCCAACTAAGATAGTGTTAAATTTTACAATTAGGACAGCTTATACTCACCAAGAGCCTATGATCATAAGTATTCTTACTAATGGTAAGCAGCTTGATTTTAGATATAAAGTTTATGGAGTAAATTCTTGGCAACGATTAGATGCGACAAGCGCAGATATTGATAGAGGTTGGGCAAGCAACTCACCTGTTTTAGGAGTTGGAAATCACTCTTTAATGATAGATTTCTCCACAGTTGACTTAAGTCCTACAATAACTATCGATGGGATATTGTTAGATTATTCTGCTTCAGGAATCGAACCTTTTGATTTATGGATGTTGGCTGATGGATTTAGAATTGTAGTTAGAAATAACTCAGATTCTCCAATAGATTTAAAAGAAATCCTTGCACAAGGTACAACAGAGGGAGAAAGTATTGTTATGAACCGAGAATTTGCAAAGCCTATAATTAGAAAAGAACTTATACCAAGAAAATTGTAAAATAAAATGACAAAAACAATAGAAAATGAGTAAATTTTTAAGCCTTAATTGGCAGGACTTCCGGAAAAATATGTTAATGACACTACTAACATATGGTGGTTATTTACAAAAAAACTAAATAAAAACTAAATAAAAACTAAAATATGATAGATAGTGAAGATGCTAAAGATGTATTAGTTAAAGTTATTGATACAGAACCTAATAATAGAAGTTGGGTTTTGTCATTAATTCTAAATATAATTTTAGCAGCAGCCTGTTTTTTTTGTTATTCTAGAATGATAAATGCTGAAAATAGAGAAGTAAATTTATCTCAAAAATTAGATATTCAAAAATCTTTAAATTTAGCAGATAGTAAAGATTGTTTAAAAGCAATTAGAGAAGCTGAAAAAAATAAAGATTTAGAATGGTCTATTAAAGTAGATAATTTACAAACTATTTACAATAAAGAATTAAAAGAAAAAGCTGAAAAATTAGAAAGGCAGATTAAAGAAATTAATAAAAAAGTAGGTAGATGAAAATATATATATGTTTAATTTTAATGTTTGTAACTACAACAAGTTATAAGAAATCTGATAAAATTTCTTTTATACAAGAAAGATTTTTAATAGAAAAAAGTTTAAATCATACAGAAAAAGAAATTGAAAAAATTAATAAAATCTTAGATAATAAATATCACAAATTTAAAACTAAATAAATATTATCATGGATAAAGCTTTAGAATTAAGTGAAAAATATAAAAGTTTACTAAATAAAAATAATATTAATACATTATTAAGATTATCTCATTTTTTTGCACAATTAACTCATGAAAGTGGTTTAAAACCAATTAGCGAAAATTTAAATTATTCTGAAAAAGGTTTATTAACTATTTTTAAAAAATATTTTAATAATATTACAGCTAAAAAATATGCTAGAAACTCTGAAGCTATAGCTAATAAAGTTTACGCTAATCGAGGAGGTAATGGTAATGAAAAATCAGGAGATGGTTGGAAATATCGTGGTAAAGGATTTATACAAATAACTCTTAAAGATAATTATAAATCTTTATCTAAAGATACAGGTATTGATTATTTTAATAATCCTAATCTATTATTGACAGAAGCTGATAGTATGATTTCATCAATATGGTATTGGAATAAAATTAATGGTAATAAATATGCAGATAATGATGATTTAGATACTATTAGTGATTTAATAAATATGGGTAAAAAGACAATTAAAATTGGAGATTCGAATGGCTATATAAATAGGCGTAATCATTTGAATAAATTAAAAAAATTATTTAAATAAAAGATTATGAATATAAATTTAAAAGAAATTATAATATGGATATTAATATTAATTTTATGTTTTTTTATAGGTAGATGGACATCTCCTGTAGAAACTAAAATTGTAAAGATAACTATACCATCAACATCAGGTAATTCATCCATTATAAATAACCCTAAACCTATTATAACAATTAAAGATAGCCTAGTCTATAAAGATAGTTTAATTTATACTGATAATCCAATTAATAAACAAATCATACAAGATTATCTTGAGTTAGAAAATAGATATACTGGATTAGAATTAAAAACACAGCAGTTATTAAAATTTGTAAATCTTTCACAAATTAGAAAATATCAAATTCCTTTTGAGAATGATACTATTAAAATTATAGGAGATATAGAAGTTCAAGGTGAATTAAAATCTTTAAAATATAATTGGATAATTAAAGAAAAAACTTTTGATACTACTGTTGAAATTAAAAAACCAACAATGAATTTATTATTAGGGGGTAGTGTATCAAATAATATAGATTTAAATAAGTTTAATATTAATGCTAATATAGGTATTCAACGTAAAAATGGTGACCTTATATTAGGCTCTTATGGAACATTTGATAAAACAATTCAAGTTGGATATTTAGTTAATTTAAAACTATAATAAAAATAATTATAAAATAATTGCAATTTTATTAGGTTTTTACAAAAAAATATATTATCTTTGTAATTATTAATCAACATATTATATATGAAGCTGGAAGAAATAAAAGAATTTTTAAGAAATAAACAAGGATATATTAAATTTGGTGCTTATAAATTATCAACAATATTAGATGTTGATGAAGATTTATGTTATCAAGCATTAGGTGAAATTCGTAAAGAATTTAAAAATAAATACGAATATAAAAAACCTTTATTTGAAGATTATAAAAATAGAACTATCGATAATAAACCTAAAACAACTGAAGACGTTTTTAAAAATGCTTTTAAATATACAACATTATCTAAAACTCCTCATGAAAGTTTTATTAAAAAATCTAAAACTGGTAAAAATGTTTTAGTTATTGGTGATTTACACGAACCTTTTTGTTTAGATGGTTATTTAGAACATTGTATCAAAACCTACAGTAAATATAAATGTAATGAGGTAGTGTTTATAGGCGATATAATAGATAATCATGCTAGTTCGTATCACGAAACTGATCCAGATGGATATAGTGCCGGAAAAGAACTTAAATTAGCGATACAACGAATAAAACAATGGTATAGTGCTTTTCCAAAAGCAACTATAATCATAGGTAATCACGATAGACTTATAATGCGTAAAGCACAAACAGCAGGTTTATCGAGAATGTGGATTAAAGACTATGCTGAAGTACTGGGTACACCAGGTTGGAATTTTACAGATTCAATTGAAATAGATGACGTATTATATATTCATGGAGAAGGTGGTACTGCTAGAGCAAGGGTGCGTAGAGACTTACAATCTATTGTACAAGGTCATTTACATAGTCAAGCATATATTGATTGGTGTGTAGGTGCTAAATTTAAACTATTTGGAATGCAAGTAGGATGTGGAATTAATCATGAATCTTATGCAATGGCATATGGTAAAGAAGGTCCTAAACCTGCTATAGCATGTGGGGTAATTCTTCAAGGTGAAGTACCGATAAATATAATGATGAATTTATAAATAACAAAATATGACCCCAGCCATAACGGTCTGGGGTTTTTTATTAAATAAACATATGAAAATAAATAAAATAATTTACGATATTCGTACTGCAATAAGAGATACTGTGGATGATCAACGTTTTTCCGACAGGTATTTAATTCATCTATACAATTTAAAACGTAGTAAATACTTACGTAATGATGCTAATAATTTACAAAAATTAATAGATAATTCAATATTACAGAAATTCTGTATGGATATGGAAGAAGTATCCGTTAATGAATGTGGTTTAGACTACGATTGCGACACGATAATGCGTTCAAAGACCATTATACCAATTCCATTAGAATTACATCTTAAATCAGCTATAACAGAGGTTAAACCAACTGTTAAAATAAGTAAACCATTTAACTTTGTTAATAAAGAACGAGCTATTTGGAGTCAGTATTCACCTTTTGCAGAATCAATCTATGCTTTTTTAGATACAGATAAGTATTTGTATTTAATTAGTAAATCTGAAACAGTTAAATTAATTGACTGTATTACAGTAACAGGTATATTTGAAGATCCTTTAGAATTACAAAATTATAAAAATTGTTGTGGTTGTGAAGAACCTAAATCTTGTTTTGATATAGATGACACTGAATACCCATTACAATCACATCATATTGATTCAATAAGAGGTGAAATCATACAAACTCTTGTAGGCTCTTTAAAATTACCTCAAGATGAAATAAATAATGCTAATGATTAATCTCAGAGGAGAAGGTCGTATTAATACGGATTTTGGTATTAAAGATTATTACGATTATTATAAATCTAAATCTAAAGAACCTAAATCTAAAACTTTATTTGATAAAGTAGTTTATGATTTTAATAAAAGAATTGTAGAAAGTATTATTAATGAGGGTTTAGAATTTACACCTGTTAAAACTAAATTTACATTTTGTATTAGAAAGAATAAACGAGGTATTAAATTAGTTGATAATAAAGTTGTGAACACTCATCCTATTGATTGGAAAACTACAACTCAATTATGGGAAAATGATGAAGAAGCTAAAGATAAAAAGTTAATTATTAGATTTTTAAATAATCATACATCTAAGTATGTATTTAGAATTTTAATGTTAAAGGGTAAAGGTAGTTATTTAAATAAAAGATTTTTTAGATATAAACCGCCACGTTCTTTTCAAAGAACTTTAGCTAAAAGGATACTAAATCCAAATTTAGAAAATTATGAAGCATATAGACAATATTAAATATATAAAATTATGATGACAGGACGTACTGTAAGTATTGGAAATATACTATGGAAAGTATTAAAACAACCAATTGTACAAGATTTAAAATATGAAGATGCTGCAGAATATGCAATTGAATATTTAAGATTAATAGGCGCTTCTTTAGTTTTTGAAGATAAAGTTGAACGTATTAAACTTAATAATTATAAAGGATTATTACCTGTAAATTTAATCAATATTAAAGGAGTTGCTTATTCAGATTCTGAATGTGAAGGTGGTGTTGCTATGAGATACGCTAGTAACATTTATCATACAGATATTCAAAATAATAGAGATTGTGATGTTTTTCAAGAACACACATATATAACTCAAAATAATGTTATAACAACCTCAATGAAAGATGGTTGGGTTAATATTTCATACAGTGCATTGGCTACAGATGAATTTGGTTACCCTTTAATACCTGATAATGAATCGTTTAAAGTTGCTTTAGAATATTATATTATTCATAGAACTTTGGAAGGATTATGGTCAATGGGTAAAATTACAGATAAAGTGTTTCAATATTATGAACAAAAGCGCCATTATTATTCAGCACAAGCTACTAATTCAATGATTATTAAAAATATGGATCAAATGGAAACTATGATGAATTCAATTAATCGAATGATTTTAGATGTCAATCCACAAGAAACATTTTATAAAAATTTTGGAATAAAAGAAGTAATTAAACAAAAATAATTATGACAAATAAATTTATTACACATAGTTATGTAGGAATGCAAAAAGATATTTCAAATAGTAAATATCAACCAAATTTTTATTATGATGCAAAAAATATAAAGATTAATGCTACAACCGATCAAAGTACTTCATCAATTACAAATGAAAAAGGTAATAGTTTACTATTTTCAATACCGATTCCTATAATTAATTATGAGACTAATGTAATTAATTACGCTAGTAAAACATTATCTTATACAACTTCTGAAATTATAGGAGATAATCAAAGTTCAATTCAGTATATAATTGGTAACACTACTTATAGAGAGGGTGCTATATTATTTACAACTGATAATTTAGGGTGTGATTGTGTATGGAAATTTAGATTTTCAGATAATGATTTAGAGTTATTGTATTTAAGAAACATGGGCTTTAGTACATCTAGACCCATTCAAGCTATTAATAATTTTGAAAATATAAATATTGATAAAGTATATTGGGTAGACGGTTTAAATCAATTAAGATTTATAAATATAGAACATTCAATAATTAATGAAGATTTAGAAGAATTAATTGATATACCATTAAGTGTTATAAATATGGTTGGTAAATCTACATTAACACAGCCTGTTATAACTAATATATCTGTTGGAGGAATCCACACTTCTGGTAGAATTCAATACGCATATAATTTATATAGATTAAATTCTTCTCAAACTAAAATAAGTCCTTTTAGTGAACTAATATCTTTAGACAAAGGTGCGTTAGGTGGAGGTGAAATAAATGAATCAGTTAGTTCAGCACCTATTATAACTATTACTAATATTGATACATCATATACTAATATTAGAATATATGCTATTAAATATACGTCTTATAATGAAATACCAAGTATATCATTAATTGATGATAGGGCTATACCATCAACTGGTATTATTGAAATATTTGATGATGGTAATATAATTAGTACATTATCTTTAGAAGAGTTTATATTTTTAGGTTCGGATATAATAATACCAAAACATATTAACACAAAGTTTAATAGATTATTTTTAGCAAATTATAATGAAATAAATTTTAATGTAGATATCGATACTAAAGCATATTCTTTTGCCCCAAGTGGTGAATCTATTATATACAAAGATTTATTCTTAGATGGGAATGTTCCAAATGGAACACCTTTCATAATAGTAAATGATATTGATTATGATAACCCAGAACTTATTAAACATGATAGTGTAAACTTAAATTATAATGTTTATAAATACCAAAAAGACGGAATTACATTAGGTGGAGAAGGTAAATATTTGAAATATAAATTAACTCAAGATACAGTTTATAATAAAAATAATCAATATTTTAAAGATGATGAAATATATAGAATAGGTATTGAGTTTTTTAATAATTATGGTCAATTTTCACAACCTAAATGGATTGCTGATTTTAGAGCACCAAGTGGTAATTTAACTGGTAATTATAATACTTTAGAAGTTACTTTAAAACCAGAATTATTTAGTTGGTTATCTACAAATGTATTTGAATCAGATTATCAAAAACCTATTGGTTATAAAATTATGATAGCTGAACGTACAATTAACGATAGAACCATTATAGCCAATGGATTAGTTAGTCCAATGATGGTTAATGATAAATCAAATGAAGATATACCTATTGATTATTCTAGTGTAAGTGATGTAAATTATGTTAGAGATAAAGCTAAAACATTACCTAAATTACCAAATTTTACAACTAGAAATTGTAATACATTTAGCAATTATGGATTAGTTCAACCATTATATAAAGCTAAACATTTAAAAGATATGAATACTCTTCGTAATTCACCTGATACTGAAATACAAAGAGCAGATGTTGGTTCAGATACTTCTGGTAGATTATATCAATTTAATTCAATGTTACAACTATATTCACCAGAAGTAATGTTTGGGAATACAGTTTCAGTTTCTGATAGTACTAAATTAAGGGTTAAAGGTTCATTGAAAAATAATATAAATAATTCATGGAGTAGGAAATACGAAGCTTCTCAATCTATTATTTTAGATGAAGTTAAAGCATTAGGTGGATTAACTCAAGCTTATTCAACATCATTTGATCCAATTCTTGGGGAAGCTGCTGCACCATTAAATATGGGGTTGATATCTCATCCAGCGGATTCTAATCCAGATAGAGTTACTCATACAATGTTTCATAGAGGTTATGGTAATTTAGAACCTGAACTTGGAATTAATGATTTGTTTACACCTTCAATTTCTGAAACAATTTTGGATATTTATGGAAAACCAGAAGTGACTGAAAAAGGTCAATCTGGTACAAATTATAATAATGATCCAAATTACAGATATGTAAATTCACTACAAGGTGTATTAACAGACGCTAATACTTATTTTGATAATGATGGTAAATTTCAAAGAAGAATTGTATCTATAAATAGTTATGGTAATAGATGTATTACAATTGTACCAGGATTAAATAATCCATCAATAAATCATTGGGATAGACCTAAATTAGAATCTATATTTTTAAGTACAGGTTTAAGTGGTGACAACAATGGTATAATAGTTGAACTTATAAAAAATGATAATGAAATTTATTTAGGTAATATATATGGAGGTAATAGTTATGAAGATAAATTAAGAACTAATTATATTGAAATTGGAACATTTAAAGAATTAAATTCATTAGATACAACTATAAATATATCATCACCTGGTGACACATACGTTAATACTTTTACTTTTGCTAGAATTGTTAGAACAGATGTTGATATTATGGCGGAAGGAACATATGTATTAGAAGAGATTGTTCAATTTATAACTGAAACAACTATAGATTTAAAAAATAGAAATGATTTAAGTTTGCAACCTTGGGATGCTAGATTTCAACCTTATGATTCAGAGTATCACAAATATAATAAAGTTTATTCCCAATTACCAAATTTAGCACAAAGAAGAAGTGTTGATTATAATACAAAACGTTTTAATAATTTTGATACAAATGTAATTGCTACTAAAGTCAAATCTGCTGGTGAAATTATTGATAATTGGACTGATATTCAAACTAATGAAGTAATTACTTTAGATGGTAAACATGGATCAATTAATTCATTAACTAGTTTTAATGATGAATTATATACCATTCAAGATAAAGCTTTAGCATTTCTTTCTATTAACCCTAGAGTTCAAGTTCAGGGTCAAGATGGTTTAGCTATTCAATTGGGTAGTGGTAGTGTATTAGATAGATATAAATATATATCTACTGATTCTGGAACATTAAATAAATGGAGTGTGATAACTAGTCCTCAAAGTATGTATTATTATGATACTTTAAATAGTTCAATAATGTCATTTAAAGGTGGTTTAGAGAACTTAACTGACTTCAAAGGTCTACATACATTCTTTACAAATAATATATCATCAGAGGTTCTTAAAATTGATAATCCAATATTAAAAACAGGTGTATCTTCAGGGTATGATTATAGCAATCATGATTTATTTATGACATTTAATCAAACTGGTAAACCTTCTTTTACATTATCATATAATGAAACTAGAAATCAATTTATATCATATCATGATTATTTACCAAGTAATTATATCAGTAAAGGTGATTATACATTTACAACTAATCCTTTAAACACATCTATTTACAGACAAGGTATAGGAAATTATAATAATTTTTATGGAGTAAACTATTCATCATATGTCGTATTAAATGTAAATCCTGAAGTTAATATGGATACAGTATTTGACAACATAATGTATAAATCAGAAGTTTATCTCAATGATGTGGATCAACCTAATAAAACCTTAACTAAAGTTAGGCTTTATAGTGAATATCAAGATTCTGGTTTAATACCGTTAACATTAAGCAGAACAGGTAATCTTAGAAGAAAGTTTAGAGATTGGAATGCTATTTTACCTAGAAATCAAGGTTCTAGAGAAAGAATTAGAAACCCTTGGGTTAAATTAGTATTACAATTTGATAATACTTCTAATTATAAATTAATATTACATGATGTGATAATTTCATATTCTGTATAAAAATAACACTAAAGGTATAGGTAATATTTTAAAGAATATAATCTATACCTTTTTTTGATTATAAAATATACAATAATTTACTAGGAATAATTAATTTGAAATCGTATCTTTGTAATCCAACAAAGATAATCGTAAAATATACATAAATATGTTACAACCAAAAAAGAAATCAACAAACTCAGAAATTAAAAATAGTGATATTTTTTATAAAGAATATTTATCTTCACCAAAATATAAAGAAAGATTAATAAAACAAAAATATAATAATCCAGATAAAGTAATAAATGATAGAAAATCACAGTCTTCTAAAACTAAAATAAATGAGATACCTTATTTAGGACAATTTACTTCAAAAAATACAGGTTCTTATTTTATTCCAGAAAATAATACAATTGATTATGATGCCTTTGATTTAAAATTATATCCAGGTTCAAATAAAGAAGATATTATAGTTCACGAACGTTCTCATTCAGCTGGGGCTTTAAAATATAAAAAAAATAATAATTTAACTTTGAATGAAAATGAAACAAAAGATATAAATAATAAAAATAAAATTAAAGGTGACCACGAAAAGAATGCTTGGGAAGCTAAAGCAGATATGGACGTTTTAAGATATTATTTAAAAAAAGATAATATTTATGATACAGGTACTCAAGATTTTACACCTGAGTTATTAAATAAATCTAAAAATAAATATAAAGATAATACAACAATTAAACGATTTTTAGATCGATTTTCAGATAAAGACGCTATATATTTAATGAATAATATAGCAATGAATAATGAACAAAAAAATGAACAAGTAATTTCCGCATATGGAGGTGAAATAAATACAAATATGAATAGATATGCACAAGGTGGAGATCTTACTCAATTTAATACTGGAGGAACTCATGAATCTTCCCCAATAGGTGGAATCCCAATAGGTAACAATAACTTTGTAGAACAAGGTGAAACTAAACAGGATAACTTTATTTACAGTAATAGAATATTTTTAGATGAAAATGTAATCTCTCAATATAATCTACCTAAATCTTTAATTGGTAAATCTGTAGCAGATGCTACTAAATTAATAGATAATAAATTTAAAGGTAGGAATGATAAGATTTCACAATCTACTAAAAACTCAATGTTATCTAAAATCGCAGAAGCTCAAGAATCTATGAAACCTCAAGAACCTGAAATGGAACAATCACAAGAGGGTGATGAGCAACAACTTCCTGAAGATATGATTGATTCTAATCAAATGGCTTGGGGAGGGTTTACAGATAGTACAATAGGTCAAGGTTTTGGTGAAGAAGCTACTGGTGCACAAAAATCTGCAGCATTAAGCGCGGGATTAGGTGTAGCAACAACTACTTTGGATTTAGGTAATGTTGCTTTTGGTAAAGCTGCTCAAGATATATCTGGTACGGCTGAATCAGGAAGAGTTGGCGGAGTTGGAATGATAGGTGGTTCAGCAATTAAAGGTGCTAGTGCTGGTGCAGCATTTGGGCCATTAGGTGCAGGTATCGGAGCAGCTGTAGGAGGTTTGGCAGGTTTAGCAGGTTTAGGTAAAGCTCGTAAAGCTGAAGCTTTAAATACTCAACGATTTGCGATGAATACTAATAGAAGTTTATCTGATAATTATTCTGCAATGGGTGGTAGAATAGATCCTAAAAAACCAACTGAGCAAACTGTAAATACTCTTCAAAGAGGTATAGATGTAGCTCAATTGATTGGTCAAAAATTTTTTAAAAAAGGTCCATTATCGATTGTTCCAGGAACTGTTGGTTCAGCATTTGGAGTACTTGATTCTTTTCAAAATAAAAGAAATATTAATCCCGCAGATGTAATAGGACTTATTCCAAATCCTGTTACTCAAATATTATCTGAAACAATAGATCAGGGTGCTCGTGAGAAAAGAATGACGCATGAATTTGCAGAAAAGTCAAGAAAAATAAATCCTAAAATAGAACTTAAAGAGACAGAAAATACAATAAAAGATACTTTTGGAAAAAGAAGTTATGCTGAAGGAGGATTTATTAAGCAATTTGCATATGATGATAAAATGAATCAAATGGAAGATGGTGGTTATTATGATAAAAATAATCCTTATTTTATGACAAATCCAGGACAAATAATTCCAAATAACCAACAAACAGTATCTTCAAGTCAAAAAGTTCCTTTTCCTAAACCACCAACAGCTGATTATGATACTAATATTATTAAAAACGTACATGATGCAATAGGAATAACTCCAAGTATGCCAGGATATGGTAAAGAATGGGGTAAAAAAAGTAATCAAGCTTATTATAATAGTGTGATAAACGATAAAGAATCTATGAAAAATAATCCTTCATTTGGAAAAGATTTTAAAACTATGACACTTACAAAAAACCAAATGTTACAACCAAATTTTCCAGAATCAGCACAAAAAAGATTTGGATTAACAAAAGAAGGTTATAAATTTACTCCAGAAACTCCAATCATTCCTCAAAGAGAAGATCCTATTATAACTCCAACTCAAACTAAAGCTGGATTTGAAGCTTACTACGCTAACGCTAAACAAATTGAAGATACTAAGAAAAATAGAACACTTGTAGGTAAAGGTTTAAGTTATGCAAATGATAATCTTGGTAATTTAGCAAGATATGCTCCAATTGCAGCAAATGCTTTACAATTAGCACAACTTAAAAAACCTCAAGGTGAAAGATTAGATAGATTAGGTAATCGTTATAAACCTGAATATGTAGATGAAGCACAATTGCAAAATATTGCAAATCAAACTATGAATAATTCAGTTAATGCTATTGGTCAATCTGGTGCATCTCAAGGTCAATTAAGGTCTTCTATTATAGGTTCTCAATTACAACGAACTAAAGCATTATCTGATAGTTACGGTCAAGCTGCAGCTCAAAATAGAGCTACTAATGATAGAGCTCAAACATTTAATTTAGGTGTAGATAGTGCTAATTTACAACAATCTAATTCTGAAAAAGATATTAATGCTAGAGACCAAGCTGCTTATAGAAATGCTAAAAGAGAATATATAACAGGTATTGGTGAAGGAATTGGAGATATTGGTAAAGAACAGACTCAAAAAAAGATAATTGCTAAAACATTGGGTTATAAATGGGATGGAGAATATGTTAAAAGTCCCGATGGAACAGTTGTAACAGATCCTGATACTGGTAAACCTATGACTGGAGAAAAATTAAAAGAATTACAATCAACTAAGGATAAAAAAGCATTAGGTGGTTATTTAATAAAAAATAAAGTAAAATAATGAATAGATACGATACCGCAAGTGTTGCTAAATTTTCACCATTATCTTTTCAGGAATTATCTGCTGCACCATTAGCAATGCGTCAAAAACACGATAGTTTAGATGCTCAAAGAGAATTATTAAGACAAGGATTAGCTAAAACTAATCCTCACGAAAAATATTATGAAGAAGCAGTTAGATTAAAAGATGAATTAAATAATCAAATAACCTCTCAAGCTGAATTATTAGCTAAAGAAGGTGTTAATCCAAATAGTCAAGCTGATTTTTTAAAATTAAATCGCGATTATCAAGAAACAATGTCACCTACTGGTAAATTAGGTATGATAAATGCTCACAATGTTAATTTACAATCTACTTATAAAAATTATATTGATGAAGCAATTAAAGCTAATCAATCTCCAGCAATGGCTAAATTACACGCAGATATGGCAATTAAAAAACATCTTCAACAACCTTTATATGATGAAAGAGGTAGAGTAGTTGATTTTAGTGCTGGTAATGCTGCTCCAGAATATATGGATAATATTAAATGGATCAATGATTTAGCCGCCAATGTTGGTTTTGACAAAACTAGCTGGGCTCAAGCTAGTAGTGGCTTAAGTAAAAGTAATGACGGTACTAGATTTGTAGTTAATTCTAGTGCTAAAGGATTAACTAAAGACAATGTTGAAAGATTAAATAGATTAGCAGAAAGAGCTAATAGTGAAGTATCAAATCCTACTAGTAGAATTAGACAAAATATTGATTATAATTTTCAAAATCCACAAACAGAATTAAACAATATGTTAAATCATTTATATTCTAAACGTGAAAGAGAAGATGGTGTAACAGATAGAAGTTATTCTAAAGATAATCTTAATTGGAGTGATAAAGGAAAAGATAAGTTTAAAGATTCAGAATTACAAGGTTATAATTTAAGTGATGGTAAAACATTTGCAACAAATACTAATTTAATGAAAGAGGCTGGTTTAATTGGTGGAGGGTTTGATCAATTTACACCTGAAGAAAGAGCTAAACAAAGTGGTATTAATGCTCCATTATTTAAAGTTAATCCTACAGCTCAGTCTACGTCTACAACTAGATCCCCTGAATGGAAAAAATTAGCAAGTTCTATAAATAGAACGCTACCTTCTAATCAACGTTTTAAAGAAGGTTCTAAAGAGGAAGAGTCTGCAGTTAAAAAGTATTTAACTAAGTATGGTAATACCACAATTCAAAATAGAGTTGTAGACCCTTATAGTCACAACACAGGATTAATGTTTGCTGATGAAACTTTAAAAGACGTTACAAAAGCTCAACAAAATCTATGGAAAAGAGTTAAAAATGGTTCTTCTACATTAGTAGATGATGAAGGTAAAGAATACACTAAAGACGAAATTGCAAAAATTTCTAAATTTTCGTATGACGGAGATTTAACAGCAGACTCAAACGTAAGCGTATTTACAAAAGATAAACGAAAAAATTATATACCTCATTTTGGAACAATAGTTATAGGTACTGGAGATGATGCTAAACTTAAAAATGTTTATGTTTCTAGAAATTCTGATGATTTTGAAAAACCTCAATACAAGGGAGCGGTTGATAAAAATAAAATTAACAATATTGTAAAATCTGGACCAAATAGATACCATACTTTTAAAGTAGACGGTATAAAAGCTTTTAAAAATTATGGAATGAAAAATGTGGAAATGAAATATAATGAAGAAAGTAAATCTTATGATTTAAGTTTTATTGATCATAAAGGTCAAAATAGGGATTTAAAATTTCAAGACGATGAAAATGGTACTGCGGAAGCTCGTTTAAGTGAATTTTTAATAGAAGGTAATTAATTATGTTAAATAATAGAAAAAATATATATCCTAAAAAAGATTTAGATGCGGCTCTAGAAAAAATTCACAAAGTAGATAAAAAAACTAAACTAGATGCTTATTTAAATGAATCAGAAAACAAAACTTTCAGAAGTAATACAATTGGTAAATCTGATTATGATAAAAATTTAAATTTAGAAAATATTGATACTACTAATGAACAAACTATTGACACATCTATTAATGAACACCGCGCTAACGAACAATCTTGGCAAGCTCATTTAGGAATTGGTGCAGTTAGAACTGTTGCTAAAGCAGCTACAGAAGTAGCTAAACTTCCTGGAGTAATTGGTGGTATTGCAATGTCACCATTTGCTGATGAAAACGAAGGTTTTGAAACAGCATTTAACAATCAATGGATTAAATTCTTTGATGGTTTAAATGAAGATGTTAAAGAAGCTTTACCTGTTTATATAAAAGAGTCTGTTAAAAATGGTGATTTCTTTACAAAAATAGGTTCTTCTGCGTTTTATGCCACAGAAGGTGCTGATGGTGCGGGATTTATGTTAGGGGCTATGGCCCCTGGTGCATTATTTAAATTGTTTGGTGGTGCAAACGCATTATTTGGAGCATCTATTAAAGCTGCTAAATTAGCTAAATATGGTGAAGGAATTGAAGCTGGTAGAAAAGCTTTAAAAGCTGCTAATATTACTATTAAAAATATTGACCAATATATGATACCTGCTTTTAATACCATTGCTGAATCTGGCGCAGAATCTAAAGGAGTTTGGGATGGTATGGAATCTAGAAAAGGTGACGCTCATAAAGAATATATGAGTAAATTAGATCCAAATAATTCTAGATACCAACAAGCAATATCTTTAAAAAATGAACAGTTAGATCAATTAAGACGTTCTGGTGAAATATCAATAGAAGAATATAATCAACAATCTGCAAATATAGGTACGGTTGTAGCTGAAGAAATGTTTGAAAAAGATTTTAAAGAACAAAAAGCTTTAGCTGCTCAAAATTCATTTTTTAAAAACGTAGTTATAGTAGCAGGTCCTAACTATATCCAAGCTAAGTTATTATTTGGTAAAACCCCATCTAAAGTTTTATTAGATAAAATTGGTGGTCTTGGTGAAAAAACTATTAAAAATACTGTTAAACAAGGTGTTAAGAATTTTGCTAAAGGATTTGCATCAGAAGGAGCTGAAGAAGTTGGTCAAACAGCAGTTGAACATAGAAATATTGAACAAGGTTTAAAATTTAAACTTGGTGATGATATGGGTGATGATTATAATCCGTTAACCTTTGGGGAAGACTTTATTAAAACTTTAGGAACTACAGAAGGTCAAATTGCTGGATTTTTAGGTGGTATAATGGGAGCACCAATGTCAGCAGTAGGTGGTTATAAACAAGATGTTCGTGATAGAAAACAAACTGAAAGACTTCGTGAAAAAATCAATGGTGCTTCTACAGCTTACGCAGATATTAAGAATACTAATATTTACGAACAGGAAGAATATACTAATCCTGAAACAGGTGAAGTTGATTTTAGAGATAAAGAAGTTGATGGTAAAAAAGTATTTATACCTGAAAATGTTGCAAAAGTTAAAAAAGCTTTAGATTTAATTGAAAGAGACTCTCAAATTTATGATAAAGCAATTGAAGAAGGTGATACTGAAACAATTGAAATGTTAAAAGGTAAAGCTGAGTTCAATCTTATTAATAAATTTATAGGTGAAGATGAAGTTACATTAGATGCTTTAGGTGAATATTTAAAAGTAGCATTTCCTACTCAAAAATCTGAAAATATTTCTGAAGAACAGATTAAATTAAATAAGGAAAATCTTGAAAGAGTTGATAAAATAATGAAAAAAGCAACCTCTCTTCAAAAAGATTTAACTTCTTATAAAGATATGGCTGCTTCACTTATTAGAATTAATAATCCAGAAGTTACAGAAAAACATCTTACAGATTTTATGAATAGAGTAGCTAATACTTTTATATCTGAAAGAGCTGAAGAATTTGATGCTAAAGATAAATTAAATAAGTTAGAAAAACAAAAATCGGATTTATTATCTAATTCTACAGTAATTGAAATTGATAATCCTAATTATATTGAAGGAATAAGTTCTGAATTAGATAAAACAACTAAAACTAGAAGTAATAATCCTAGATTAGATTTAATTAATTCTCAAATCGCTAAAGTTAAAGAACAACTTAAAGATTTTGAAGAAGCTACAAATAGTACTATATGGGATAATGAATATTTAAATAATAAAATTAGTAATGAAGTTAAAGTTAGACAAAAACTTCAAAAAGCTACATCTCCAGAAGTAGTTGAAAAAGCTGATGAAGTTTTGCAAACAATTAATAATGCAACAACTCCTGAAGAATTAAATAATCTTCCTAAAACTAATACTCCAGCAGATACAGTAATTCAACAAAAAGCTGATAAAAAGAAAACTGAATTAAAAGCTGCTAAAGAAGCTGAAGAAGCTGGTGTTATAACTAATGCTAAAGAAGATGATAATGCTTTTAATGGTACATCTACAACAGAAACTCATTCAACAGAAGGTTCTGATATATCTGATGAATTAACTCCTCAAACAGGTGAAAATACAACAGAAGAAGATGATAAGGAATCTAAATTAATAAATCCAACACAAGGTAAAGGTGTAAAACTTATTAGTTATGATAGGAAAAATAATGAAGTTTTTAGTTGGATTAAAGAACAATTTCCTGAAGGTTTAGCTTTTGAAAGAAATCCAATTAATAAAATAGGACAAGAAGTTAGTTTTGAAATTAATGAAAATCCTACTGGTAATAGTTCTGTTTTAGAAATTGAAAAAAGAAGAAAAAATGATATTGAAAGATATGATGAAAGTGATAAAAGAGGAATAGAAAAAATAAATCCTGATGCGGAAAGTACTAAAGGTTCACCTTTTAAAGTTGGAGCTAAATGGAATGATGGATATAAAGTAATTATTAATAGTAGTACTGCTGATGAAAACTATATTGGAAGGGATGACCCTTATATTGTTATTTCTAAAATAATAAAACCTGCACAATTTGACGAATCTGGAATAATGACAAAAGCTCCAGTTGTTGATGTAATGTTATTTAATACTAAAGAAGAAGCTGATAAATTTATAAAAGAAAGATTAGAAAAAGTAAAACTTTCAGCAGGGAAAAGACAAATTAAAGCAAATGAAAAATATGATGCAGAAATTAAAGCTTTACCTCAAAATAAATCTAAAGTATCTGAAGCTTTAACTGCTTTTAGTAATAAAGATTTTTCTAATATTCAATTATTGATAGATTACCTTCCAATTAACATTAAGTTAGCTGAAGGAGCTTATTTACCTATTGAAACAAGACGTGTTAATGGTGAAATGAATCCTGAAACAGAAATGTTAAGAAAATCATTAATAACTAATCTTATTAATGGTATTCCTATTGAAAGTATGAATTCTACTATAACAGGTCAATATAAAGGTGTATTACAAGTTGAATCTCCAATTGCTGAAAATAGTCTTTTAGATTTAACTGGTGTTACAGATTTAAAGTATATTAAAGAAAATACTTATTTTGTAAATATTCACGGTCAATTAGAAAATATATTAACAGGTCAAACTAGAGCTTTTCAAAATAAATTTACTAAAGATTTAGATAGAACTAAAAATTATGCTGCTGGAGAAATCTATTTAATGATCCCACAAGCAGATGGCATATCTCAGTTTCCTTTAAAACTTAATATCAGTAAATTATCTATTGAAGAATCTGAAGGTTTATTTGAAATTTATAGAGAAATTTTAACACAAGATAAAGGTTCTAATACAACACTATCTGAAATTAGTCCTGAATTGTTATCTATAATTCAAAATGTATTTGGAGAAGAATTAAAAGTAATTACAACACCTGCTAAACAAAAGGATATTAAATTAGGTGAAATTATAGATTTATTAGTTTATGAATCTGATAAAATTAAATCTAGAATTAATGTCACAGAAGGTATTTTATACTTTGGTGATAAATCTGCACATTCTGGTGAAATTGATGCTTTAAAAGAAGATATTATGTATTTCTTACATACTCAGAAAAGACATCAAATTAAGATTAGACCTAAATCTGCTGAAGATAATCAAAGAACTAACTTATCTGCAAATTCTGCAGATTATATTAAATATTTAGTAGAAAGTAAAATATTATCTACTAACGCAGTTGTTAATCAACCATTATTTCAAGGTTATACCAATTTATTTATAAGTCCTGCAATTACTACTAAAGGTGTTGAAATAAAATCTTCAAATATAAAAAATATTAACGATAAAATTGAAGAAATTGTAAATAGAGGTGAATCTGAAAAAATTTATAGAGATACTATTACAGAAGAAGATCGTAATAAAAAAATAGATTTTGATAGTTTAATGTCAAATATAAGTAAATCTTTAACTGGTGAAAAAGAAGAAGAAATTTTAAAAGCCAATAAACTATTAAAACAATATTTAAAAGAAATTCATCCTGATAAAATTCAAAATTTAAACAATAAAGAACTTTCAGAAGTAATAACTACAGCAATGATAATTGTTGCTAAAAAAGGAAATATTTCAAAAATAAACGAATTATATAATTTATATAATAATTCTTTATTAAAATCAAAACCCTCTACAAAAGTTAAAGAATATACAGAAACTGAAGTTATAGAAAGAATTAAAGGTATTAGAACTATTGATGAATTAAAAGAAGGTTATGAATCACTTTCTAAATCTGAACAAGATTTATATAAACCTTTATTTACAGAAAAAAGAATTAAAATTGAAAATAAAGGTGAAGTATCTAATTTGATCATTGAAACTAAATTAGATATAAATGAAAATAAAGTTTTTATTCTTCAAACTGAATTAAATCAAAAACTAAAAGAACTTGAAAAAGAAAAAAACGAAATAGAAAATTATTTAGTTAATAGATTTAGTCAGTCTCATAGTCTTAATAAGAACAATCCTCAAATAATTAATGCTTTTACGAGTAATTATCAAAGTTATTTAGAATCTAGTGATAAAGCTATTCAAGAACTTGGTAATAAAATGGAAACTTATTATGAATATGAAAACAATAAAAAATATTTAGAGCGTTCTTATTCTGGAAAAATAAAGGATATTAAAATTGAACTTGAAAAGGAATCATTTAAAGTATCTGATTCAGGTGCTGAAATAGCTAGTAATAACTTTGAAGGTTTAGATTTTGGTGATAATAAAGTTATTATTCAACCTATAGTAATTGAAAAAGATGATATAAAATCAATTCGTAAAATCATTCTTGAAGAAGAAGATTACCATTTAGCATCATTAGAAATAGTAATTAATCGAGAATTAGAAAAAGGTATTTCAGAATATAATGTGATAAAAGCATTACTTAACGCAAGTAAATTAAATGATAAACAAGATTCTTTTGGTGAAATATTACATTCAATAAAAATGAGAGATAATAATGAACGTAAAACACCTGGTGAAAAAAGAAAAAATGCTAAATATGACACTGAATTAGCTGCTTTAGAAAATAATTCAGATAATACTAGGAATATTGAAAATAATTCCGTATCTTTGCCAGAATCAACAACTGTAATAGAAGATTTAAGTGATTCTAATAAATTTGTATCATCTTCAGATATCCCAAATACAGTTGAAAATAAACAGCAAATGGATAAACAAAATCAAGTGTTTAAAGAACCTAAAGGTTTAGAAGGTCAAAAAGATACTAAAACAATAGTTATGTTAAATGATAAAGTTGAAAAAGGAACTGCTACTGAAGCTAATCTTAAACAATTAGAAAGTCTTAAAGATAAATACGGAGAAGAATACATAAAAAAATGTAAATAATTATGAGTTGTAAGTTTATAGTAAACGGTACAGAATCAAAACTGTATGATAAAATATTAACAGCATTTAATGGAGATGAGGAGTTATCAAAAACTCTTCATTCTTCTTTTGCTAAAGATGATAAATTCATTAAAGAGTTTGGTGATTGGGATGATGCTTATAAAAATAGTTATGAAAATTTAGAAACCAAGTTATCTTATATAGACAGAACTGAAGATAATGGTGAACCAATGTTATATCAAAATGATAAAACTGGTGATTGGTATTATTTAGATAAAGATTATAATAAAGTAATTCTTGTTGAGAATAAGAAAAGTTTAAATTCTTTATTTGAATATCAAGAAATTCAACAACTTACTAAAGTTTTAACTAATGATTATTTTAAAAATCATTTAAAAGTTGATTTTAACAATATTGATTTAGAAAAAGAAACTGTTTCTATTAAAATGGCAGTTATTGCTAAACTTAGAGAAAGAATTGAATTTCTAAAAACTTCTGATGATGTTTATTTTGAAGATGTTGCAGATAGATTAGAAATAGCATTAAAAGATAATTTAAATGAAATTGTTGAAAATGTTAAAACTATTTTTGAACAAAATAAAATTAGTTATAAAGATAATTTAGATTCTGATGAAGATTCTAATTTATCTGAAATTGAGATTATAGAGAATCAAAAAGACCCTTCATATAATACTCAATCTAATGAAAAAAGTAGTAAAGAAGGTGTTACAGCTAATATTAAATTTAGATTATCATTAATTGAAGATGTTGAAAATTCAGATTATTTTTTAAATGATAAAGTATATATTGATTTTAATGTAATTCATAATGATTTATTAAGTCAATTATCAAATATTGTAGCATTAGAAAAAGATGGTGTACAAGAAGATAGATTTGAATTATTAAAAGCAGAAGTTTTAAAATTTGTAGGTAAAAAACCTTATTTTAAAGAACTTTATAGAATGTTATCTGATCCAGATTTATCTGAAGAAATTAAAAATGAATTTTCATCTGCATTTAATTTACATCAAGGTAATTTAAATACATCTAAATTTAAAAGAGATAAAGATGGTAATATAGAATGGTCTAATATTAATGCTGCACAATCTGCAAAGAAAGAAAATGATGTTTTATACGTTTGGGGAAATAATTTTAAAACTGATTTTGTTACTATTGATGGTGATAAATCATTTATAACTCCAGAGAATAAGAAAGTATTAAAATCTTATTCTGATAAACTTAATAAAATTAATGTACTTCAAGAAACTGCAGTAAATGATTTTATTGAAATATTAAGAGATTTAGGTGTTGAATCAACTATTCAAGGTTTTAATCATTATCTAGATGATTTAAAGCTAATTGGAAATGATCCTGAAATATCTAATAAAATATTTAATAAAACTATAACAGGTTTAAAATATTTCTTTAAATCAATTGAAGATAATAAAATTTCTAATTTAGATGAAGCTTTTAATACTCAAACTATATTTAAAAATTTAGCTAGAGCTGAAGTATTTTATATGGCTGAAAATGCAGATTTTTCTGTATTTACAGGTGGTAAACAAAAATGGACATTTTCATATCCGTCATTTTTATCAAATACAATAGAAGCTTGGAAAAAAGATAGAAATATATTATTAAATCATTATCAAGCATCTGAATATAATTCAGGTTCTTATAAGATGAAATATTTACTAGCATTTGGAGATACTTATGAAGTTGATGAATTAACTTTACCAGAAGCTCAAGAAGCAGCTAGAGTTGAAGAATCTAAGAAAAGAATTAATGATATTAGTTTAGGTAGTTTTAATGTATTTCAAGAAGAAAAGGAAACTACTACAGAATCTGCAAATGTTAAAGAAATAAATGAAAATCTATATATTTTAGATAATGTTAATAAAACTGTAGCTTTCATTAATGGTGGTTTATCTTACCATAGAGGTACTACACCTGCGGAAAAAGGTACTCAGTATGAAATATCTATGGGTGGAAATATATCCACAAATGCAAGATATGGTGGTGAATTTGGTATAGATTTTAATGAAGAAGCTTTAGATATAGTATTTGAATACTTTGATTCTGAATATAGAAGAATGAGAGTTGAAAATGCTTTTATGGCTGATGAAAATAATAGTAATAAATTAATTACTTATTATCATTTGGGTGCAAAAAATGTTTTTAAATCACAGTTATTTCCATCATTAAGTCCTAATGAAATTGCTAATGCTGCTAAAGATTTTGGTAGCAATTTTCATTTAATATATGAAAATGGTAATGCTTATTTAGAAACCTTAAAAGGTTCTGATTTTGAAGCAGATATTAAACGTTATATTAAAAAAGCATTAGTAGAAGATATTATAGATGTGGATGGTACTTTAAGTAGTTTAGTAAAAGCTGGACTATTTGAACAAAATGCAGATAGTTCTTATAAAAATTTAGGAATTGATTCTAAAGTTTGGGATAAATATGGTCAAGATCAAGCGCTTAAAGTAGCTACAGATTATTATATTAATTCTTTAATAGCACAAGTTGAATATTCTAAAATGTTTGCTGGAGATGTAGCTTATTATAAAAATGGAGTTGATTATAAAAAACGTATTCCCGCTACATATACAGATGGTATTTATCAAAGACTTAATGATAAAAATAAGAATTTTACAATTGCAGTTATTGAAAGTGTAAATATCGCTAGTCCATTTCATCCAGCTATTGAAGAATTAGTTGGTGAAAAGATTGCAAAATATTATACAGATATTAATTCTGCTGATGCTCAAGCTTGGATTACACCTGCTAGATGGAAAAATCTTATTGAAAGTTTAGGTAAATGGAATTCAATATATCAATCAGCTTATGATAAATTAGAAGGTATTAATAATGAACCTTTTACTGAAAAAGAGTTAAAGAAAGTAGCTCAACCTTTAAAAGGTGTTTACTTTCAAAATATTAATGGACAACCTGTGTTTTTAAAATATTCACAAGCTGTCTTAACACCACGATTACGTAAAGGTAATGATTTAGAAAAACTTTATGATAAGATGGTTAATTCGGGTGTTGATGAATTATTAACATTTGACGCAATTAAAGTAGGTTCTAATCGACCAACTCGTACTTATGATGATAATGGTGCTCTTTTAGAAAATTTTGTATTAAATCCAATGATATTACCTTCTAATGGTTGGAAGTTACAACAAGACTTACCAACTAAGACAATGCACGCTACTGAATTAGGTTCTCAATTACAAAAAAATATTTTTCAAGGTTTAGCTTTTAATAAAGCTGAGGAATTTGAAGTAAATGATGAAGAATTATTTACTGGTGATCAAATGATTGAGAATATTGCAAATGTTGTAGGAGATTTATCAGATTTAGGTTATCAAGGTGTATTAGAAGAATTTGGAGTTGATGCTACTGGTAAAATTAATAATTTAGATACTTTTTATAATTCAATTATTTCTGAATTAAAATCTAGAAATGGTTCTAGAAATATAATTAAAGCTTTAGAATCTGAAGTTTCTATTTATGGATTACCACAAGTTCAAAAGAAATTACAAAATATATTTGGTGCAATTATGACTAAACGTATTTTGAAAATTCAAACTAATGGTGGTTCATTTATACAAATGTCTAATTATGGTTTAAATAGTGAAAATGCAGAAAGTCAAAATGTAATATGGAGTCCAAACGCATTAGCTACTACACACGAACCACAGTTTTTAAAAGATGATAAAGGTGAATTTATATTATCTAAAAATGGTAAAAAGATTGTTAGACCTGGTGGAGTATTAATATCAGGTTCATTTATTGCTAAATATATTCCTGATTATGCTACGAAATCACCTAAAGAATTATTTGGTTATACAAATGAAGAAGGTGAATTTATTAAAGGTGTAATTGATGATAGAATTCTTAACAATATAATAGGATATAGAATTCCTAATCAAGGTTTATCATCTAATGATGCTTTACAAATAGTAGGCATTCTTCCTGAAGAAAATGGAGATACAATTGTAGCTTATACAGGTATTACTACTAAAACAGGTTCTGATTTTGATATTGATAAAATGTATATAATGTTTCCATCATTCAATCACAATGTCGAATCGAACAATTTAGAATATATTAATTATAATTCTGAAAATAAAACTAAAGAAGGTTTACAAAATAGATTAATTGAATTATACAAATCTGTTTTATTAAATGAAAAAGTTATACCAGATGTAATGACACCTATTGACTTTGATTTTATGAAAAATGATATTAGGAGTATATTTAAACAACCTGCAATAACTAATTTAAGTTTATTTAACCCATTAAAAGATATTAATATTCGTTATGGGTTCTTAGCTGGGCAAGCTGGTGTAGGACAACAAGCTAATGCGTTAATGTCATATGTATTAGGCAGTATGTCTGATATGTCACTAACTAACTTTAGCGTACCTAATTCTAATAATAAATTAGACCAAGAATATTCTAATAATTTATCTAATGAAGATATTAATTATTATAAGAAATTTTTAAAACTTAGTGATGAACAAGTTAAAGAAATTAAATCTATTAAAATTGGTAATTCATTATCAGCAGTATTAAATGCTTTTGTGGATATTGCAAAAGATCCATATATTACAGAAGCTGGTTGGACAACTATGACAACTAATACAGGTAACTTATTATTAAGATATGGTGTACATCCTTTTTATGTAAATGCTTTATTATCACAAACTGTAATTCAAGATTATGTTAAATTTAGTCAAAAATATGAAAAGTCTAATGACCAAAGTTTAAGTACATTAGATGCTTTTATTGAACAGGAATTTGGTAAAGATACTTATAAAGATTATAATAAAAAGAATGTTTTAAATAATTCATTAGAATCTTTAAGAGATCAAATTGGTAAACAAGGTTCAGATGAACACAGAATGAATACTTTATATTCATTTCTATATTTTCAAGATGGTTCTAAAGTTTTACAAAAAGCTGTTAATGCTTCTAAATTTATGGTTAATGGTGCTGGTAAGAATATAACATCTTTACAAATATCTAAAAATTCTGTAGATTCTATATTAGAAAATGAAACTAAACATAATGATAAACAAATTGTATTAAATGGGTTTCAAAGTTTATTTCAAAATCCTAATGGTAGTGAATCAATGTTTTCAAGATATTATACAAATGTTGTCTTAGGAGTTGATAAAATTGTTAAAGCTAATCCTAAATTATTCTTATCTGCAAATTCTGTTATACAAAATTCATTTAATGAAATAGCATATGATTTAAGTAACGATAAACTTTTAGATAATGAATTAGGTGATGAATTAGAAATACACGCTTATAGTTACTTAATGTCAGGATTTCAACCTTTAAATATATCAATTGCTGAAAAAACAGAGTTACTTACAAATTTTGTAAATGAATTTAAAAAATTTCAAACGGATAATAAAGAACTATATTCTATTGTTGATTCATTAGTTGTTAAACCTGGAAGTGGTAAAATTGATTATATTACATTAAATAACAGAATTAAAAGTCCAGAAATTGAAGAATCTTTAACTAATTCATTCTCAGATTTATTAGATAAAGAACCTGAATTTACTGAAAAGTTAATTAAATATTCATTTTTAACATCAGGATTTTCAATGAATCCTAATCAGTTTTTTACTCATATACCATCTCAATGGATGATGAGAAATAATATAAATAGATATATTATTGATACTAATGATAATTATAATAATAATGAAGTTAATGATTTTAATATGATTGACCAATTTTATTTATCAAATATAGATAATACTAAATATGTTAAAAATGTAACTGAAGGTCAAATTGATGTTTTAGTTAAAGTATTAAATGACTCTGGAGAACTTCAAACATTTGATATTAGAAAAAATGGTTTTGTAATGAAAAAAACTGGTAAACAAGGTTATTTTAAAGTTAAATCTACAGAATCTGGTGTAATTTATTATAAACTATTAGGTTATACATTTGATGGTAAAGGAGTTTATACTAGATTTATCACTAATACTCAAGGTAAATTTGTCGATATTCAACCTCTTAATAAAAAAGATAAAAAAGGTAATCGTATTTATGGTTATAGTAGAGAAGGTATTATTTTAAAATCATCTTCAGAAACTATTGGTAATTTAGCAACTGTAAGAGGTCAAAAGATATTAAATGATTTAGCCGTAATACCTAGAGATGCTGAATATCATAATGAAGTTATTCCAAATGAAGTGAAAGTTGATAATATTATTATAGAACCTAAGTTAGAAATTAAATCTGAAATAGATATAACTAATCAAACTGAAATAAAAGTTGATAATATTATGGAAAATAATAATCTAATTGAAAAAGAAGTTATTTTTGAACCTTTAAATTTTAACTTTAAATTTGTAGATAATAAAACATTAGTGGATAGTGATTCACCTATAGATAATAAAACTTTACAGGATAAACTTAAAAAAACATATAAAGAATTAGATTTACTTATAAAATGTATAGGATTATGAACGAAGATTTAGAATTTGAAAGATTACTTATTGAAAAAAGACATTCTGAGTTAATAGTTTTATTAACTAAAATGTTAAATAAACCATCTTCTACTACAGATTTAAAAAAAATAGAAAGTCTTTTAACTTTATTATCTGAAAAAAAAGAAGATAATATTCCAAAAAGTATTCAAATATTAAGTGAAAGTATTATTAAAAGTCAAAATAAATTAATTTCAACAATTGAAGAACTTAAAAATAAAAAAGGTGAATGGACATTTGAAATTATAAGAAATACTTATGGTAATATATATGAAGTTAAAGCAATTCAAAATAAATAAAAATGGTAGCATTTACAATAACTACATTCAGAACTTTAGAAATTATAACAGTAAAAAAAATAAATTATGCCAGCAATAAGAGATTCATCATTTAACTTTAATACAGCTACAGCAGCTTCCTTAGTCTTACCTGCGGTGAATTTGGTAGCAAACGATTTATTGATAGCGTTTATATCTATAGATACAGGTACGGCTGCGGTCACTTCAACAGGATGGACAGAACTATTCCGTACTACATCAACATCACAGTTGGTGTGTATGTATAAAATAAGCAACGGAACTGAAGGAGATATTACTTTTGCGTACACGACAGAAACAGCAGTGGGTTGTTTAATAGCTATCAAAGACGTTAATACTACCAATCCATTTGGAGCAACTCCAGTTTTTAATAGTGCAGCATCAGCCACGACGGCTAAAATTACTATGCAACAAATTACTACTACTATTCCAAACTCATTAGTATTATACGCTAATGGTCGTTCAGCAGTAGGTATTCCATCGTTTTTAGAAGGTGCAGTAACAAGTTTATTTGCAGGTGATGGAGGTGCAGAATCATTAGCAGTAGGTTGGGGGTTTCAACCAACGGCAGGATTAACTCCAAACAATATAGTATCATCAGCTTTAGCAGCAGTTGCAGGAGTTAGAGCAGTTATACAAATTGCTCCGCCAAGTGGAGGTGCTACCGTGATACCTACATATTGTGCTTCGGATTTATCAATTTATGTAGACCCTATTAACGGAACAAGTGCTTACAATGCAAATACTGCATTGGCAGCTACGGCAGATACAGGATTTAGTACATCATTAGGAGGTTTAGTTGCAGCAGACGCAACAGTTGCAGCCGTTACAGATGTTGGAATTAACTCGTTTCACTCCGTAGGAAGATTGACATCAATATCAGCTAGTAAAAACTTATCTGGTGCAGAATTAGTTTTATTGGATGCTAATAGACCAAATATTACAGGAAAAAACATATTAGTGCATTTAGGAGCAAGTACAGAGGGACAACTTCAAAGGTTTTCAAGTGTTGCGTCAGGCAGAGGAATATGGTTTGGTGTTCGTAGTGGAGCTGCAAGTAACTGGAAAATATGGCAGGTTTACGGTGCGGAAAATGGTATTGGTAGACATAAACCTGTAATTATAAATTCATCAGCTTTAAACGTAAAATCAACAAATGGAACATTAGACACGACATTAGCTAAAGCATTTGGATTTTGGGTGTCAGGTTCTGGAGTTACAACGACTATTTGGGATTTCGCTTCCTTATGGGTTTTAGATACGTGTGCTGTAGCAGGTGGTATTGTTGCTTTTCCTATGGATATTTCAGGAATAACAAACGCAGCGGCTACAGGAAAAGAAAGAAAAAACATTCTACAACAAGGTGAAAAACAAGCATTATTATTAAGCCATATACAGATAGGAAACGGTGGGACATACCCTGTTTATTTAAACTTAGATGGTACAGCTATTGAGTTTCCTAAACAATATGATGAAAGTATTGCGCAAGCGAGCTACAATAGTGTTGATAATGTATGTGGACTCACTTACTATGCAGGTGCTAATGATGTTATAAAACACATAAATTCAGTTGTTTCTTCTTCTTCTCGGTATAAATGGGGTTTACATGCTTCAAGTTCAGCAAGTGCAAGTTATGATTTTTCAGGGCTTTCTGTAATTGGGGCAGGGACAATAACATTAGCAATTGCAATTACTATTACGGAGTTGACAATAAACAACTACTCTACTTTAGATATATCTAGTGCAGATTTAGTTAACTGCACAATTTTAAACGTTCCAAGTGCAAACGATAGTATGACTTCCAACGCTTCAACTTCTATTACAGGAAGTACTATAAACGTTACAGGTGTTACTGCTGGAAATAGATGGTGTTCAGTAGCAAACCCTTCAATATTTAGTAATTCAACATTTATAGGGTCTGGAACTACAGGACACGCAATAAGAATTACAACTCCAGGGACATACAGTCTAAGTAATTTAATATTTACATCATTTGGCGCAAACGCTACGAATTTTTCGGCTATTCATAACGATAGTGGAGGACTAGTAACATTGAATATATCAGGAGGGACAACTCCTACAATTAGAAATGGAGCAGGTGCATCAACAGTTGTAAACAATAGCGTATCAATAACCATTGAAGGTAATGTTAGTTTATTAGGTGCAGAGGTTAGAATATATGACTTAGATAACGCACCCGCAGGAAGTTTAGGGACTGAATTATCAGGAACGGAATCTAATGTCTCAGCAAACTATGTTTACAGTGGTGGGGCAGGAAATTTAATATTTATACAAATTATGAAAACAGGATACGTGGAATACGGACAGTCTATAACTATTCCATCTTCAAATACAACAATTGACATTATTTTAACGAAAGACAATAACATATAAATAAACACAAATGGCTTTAATTACACACTTAAATTTTACAACTACTTTAAAACAAAGTACTTCGCCTCGTGGCGCAACTCCAAATGGAAATTTCTATTTTGACGTAGCTAATAATGAAATTCAACTTATAGGAGTTGATGAACTACCCACTGTCGACTTTGGTGGCGGTGCAGTTACCAATCCTTTGAACAATGCGGATGGACTCACAATGAGAGCTATCTACAACTTCGAAAACCAAGAAAGAAGACTTGACGAAAATCTAAGAAAGTACTTAAGAGGTACGGATGGAGATTACCGTTTTGCGGGTGCATTCTCTTTTGTGAATGGTGTGAAATTAGACGGTACAGACAGGAATAAAATTAGAGGGTCTGGTTTTATTGAGTATGCAGATACGCAAGACGGACAAACAGACGTAGATAGAATCTATCATGGTGTACTATCATTGGTATCTATTCAGCCTGGTACAACAACAAGGTTTGCATTAGTTACAGATACAACTGAAACTACATTACAGTCCGCTACATGGGAGAGTTTTGTTAGACTTGGCGACGTTAATGAGGTAGTACAAGTTTACGGAAGTACTTCTTTTGGTGATGCAGGCGCAGGGAATTTCGATTACACTACAAGAACATTGATTGTTCGTGTACGTTCTTGGGGTTACAATGCAGGTGAAACAACTTCTGTATTAACTGGTATTTCTGAGTTCTCAGGATTCTCCGCAGGTTATGGTGTTGGTGAATCTATCAATCCTTCAAACTCGTACACATTAGCCAATGTTTTTGGAGGTGCGCAAATTGCTCCGTGGACAGGAATGACATTAGAAAAATTAGCTGCTCCGCAAGTGGAGTCAGGATTTAATGAAGCAAATGGTAACTTTACATGGGTTTTAAACAACACATTAGGCGGTACGGTACAAGAATGTGCAGCGTACTTGGATGCTGTTGCTTTGCAAAATTTAGATATTGATTCAGGCGCAGGAACTTACAACGGATTAAAAGGACGAGTTTGGTACAGTAGGAATGCGGCAGGTAAAGTTGTGACATCTTCTATAAGTGGTGCAGGTTTATTTATTGAGAATTTAAGTACAGCAGAAAAGCAAAATGTTATAATGACAGATAACGCTGGAGCTACTAAAACATATCCATTTTACCCTGAAGTACAAATAACAGTTGGTTCAGCGGCAGTTGCAGATGCGAACGCTTGGTATCACGCATTTTATGTGGATGGTGCAGCAGCAGCAGATTTTGATGCAAATGGAGCGGTTACAGTTAATGATTCATTAGGTAATCCTGTAAAAGGAAATGTATCAGCGGATCATGTAGCAGGAAAAATAAGTTTCCCTTATGATTATGATGGTAATACACAAGCGGGATTGGCAGCAGGAATAGATAAGTCAGTTGTTGTGGTTGTTGAAGGAGATGGGATAGCGTCGCAAGCTATTACCTATTTCACAATTACAAGAAGTACGATTGTTTCGGTTACTTGCGCACCTTCACTTGATACAAATGCTTAATATATGTCGATACTCAATCCTATAATAGACTCTATAGATGGAGCTACAAGAAGGATATATCTAAAGTCGGGAGTAGCTAACTACTTCCCGATTGATGATTTATACCAAGAATATAAAAGACTGAGAGCAACTGATGAAAACCTAAGAAAATATTACCCTTTGTTAAGAGCAGAGGGTAATATTCCTAAAGGGAGCGGTGCATTTACCCCTAGATATGTAGTTTTGATTAATGGAACTAAAATAGTACCGTTTAACGAAAGTTTGCAAATAAATCAGTTAGGAGATATGATTACGGACAATCCTGCGGTAGATGCTACATTATACGACATTAGCACTTTGACTGTCGCAAAACCAATCTTTATAAAACCATCGGAGGCGGAAACGATACAGTTAAATAGCACGCAAATAGAATACGCATCGTATAACGGTGGTGTTACAATAGATGCTGTAAATGGTACAGATAGCTCAGCATATCCTTATGGTACACCTTTATTTCCATGTAAAACAACAGCAAATTCTTATGCAATTCGAGTTGCGAGAGGATTTAAAAAAGTATATCTAAGGAGTGATTTAAACTTAATAGGAATCCCTGACGGAATTTTAAATGGTTTAGATATAATAGGTGAAACAGGGAATAGAAGACATACATTGACAGTGACTAACGTATTGGTAACTGATTGTAAAGCTACTAATATAAAGGTTAATGGAACATTTAAAAACGGCTCTACTACGCAAGCATCAGATTGTGAAATATTCGGGTCTTCAAATGTGAACTTACGAGCTGAAAATTGCAGTATATCTTCGGGGGTGTATGAAAGTACAAGCTTGACAAATTGTGTTTTGGATGGAGATATTAAGATAAAGACAGGTGGGAGCATGAGTGGAATAGGGATAATTTTTGAAGGTGATTTTACAACTATCGATATGCAAAGTGCAGTTTCAACCGTTTCTATGGATGTAGACTCAGGATATTTTAAGTTGATGAATGCTGTTACAGGATGTTTAGCAGAATTTAATTTAAGGGGTGGCGAAATAGAAATTGATACAACTTGTACAGGTGGAGAATATTATTTAGAAGGTTATGGTGTATTGTATAATGGGGGTACTATGATTGAAAAGGCAAATAATTTACAATCAGTTATTATTTCTGAAACAGTTGTGTCGGAAATGGATAACAATAGTGTTAAATTAGGTGAATTATATCAAATAGAAGGTTTAGATATTAATAATCCTGTTGTAATCACAGAAACATCTAAAACTACAGGTAGTATTAATTTGGAAATATCTGGAAATGGTGAAACTCTATCAGTTATAACAAGACAGTAATGATGAAAACATTATCTAGAGCTACAAAAGGTTATTTATGTAAATCAAGTTTAACATTAAGTATTGCTACAAAAGGTTATTTATGTATTAATAAATCTGTTGAAATTATAGATAAACCTTTTAAATATAAAAATAATTCTAGTAATACAAAATCACCTATTTTAAAATCACCTATTTTAAACAGATATGATTTAGTAAGACAAGAGAATGATGATACAATATTATTAATAATTAAAATATTTATAGAATGTCAAGAAAATGCTTAGAGCAATTAAATAATAAAAATGTTTTAGATGAATTTGATTCTAAAATAAAAAACGGAATATCTGAAAAAGTTGCTGTATTAGAAATTTTGAATAAACAAATTAGCAGTTTTAAAAATGAATATACATTATTTATTAATGAGTTTAAAGATTTTAAACCAGAAATAAATAAATTTAAAATTATTGAAGATAATATTAATAATCAAATTCAAGAATTATCTAAAATAAAAGTTGATAATGTTGTAGAAGTTGATACTATTGTGGAAAATAAAATTGAAGATGATTGGCAAAATGAAGATAATGATGATACCTGTGTACCATTTTAATAAAAAAATATGAGTTGTAAAGATAAACAAAAATTTAAAACCTCGGAAGCCTCATCAAAGGCTTCCATGAGGTCTAAAGGAGCTATTGATAAATTTTTAAATATATTAGATATTAATGTATTTAACAAACTTAATAAAAAATGGACTGTAGATGCTAAAGAGAGATTTAATATTGATGGTAACCTATTTCGTAATGATGACGGTAAAGCCACCCCTAATAAAGCTGCGTTTAAACAAATAGATGCTGTTAAAGGAATTATTTATCCTAATAAAATAGATTTCAACGATCTTATAGGGTCTAAAAAAAATGAATTAGTTTCTGACGAATCTCAAAAAACACCTTCTGTCGATAATAATTCTAATTTGGAATCAAATAAATCTATGTTATTTGGTAGTAAATCTTTAAAAGATTCTTTTACTTCAACAGAAGTGTTACAAAATATTATAGATTCTAATTTAGATTTATCAGATTCCGCACTAGATTTAGTTGGAAAAGCTACAAAATTATTAAGAAATTCTAGAACTAGAGTTAAAATAATTAGTCAAGAACAGTTTGATAAAATGACTAAAAATTCTAAAGGTAAAGGTACCGCTGTAATGGCTTATAATTACGATTTAGGAAGTGTCATTTATATGCCAGAAAGTTCATTAACTAATTTTTCAAATGTTGAAATTGTAAGTTCATTTTTGCACGAAGTTGCTCACGAATTAAGTCTTAAGGCTGTTCTAGATCCAAAAACTATGGCTGAAAAGTCATTTAATGAATTTATTACAAAAGCTTTTGAACAGTATGAATATTTAGGAAAAGGTTTAAATAAAAGTGATAGTTATGGTTTTACAAATGTTCAAGAATTTGTAGCAGAATTATATTCTAATGATAAATTTCAAGAAGAAATTAAAAATTTAGATAAAAACTTTTGGCAAAGATTTATAACTGAACTTAGAAGATTAGTAGGATTACCAAAATCTTTACAAAATGATAATTTAATTGAAAGTTTATTATTAATTAAAACTGTCGAAGATTTTGTAAATGATAATGAAATTCAACTTAATAATCATAAAATCACAACTTCAGAAAGTAATAAAGTTTTATTAAAAAGAATTGAAAGTGATTCACAATATAGTAGTTTAGAATCTAAATTAGATAATTTTATTGATAAAGCTAAAAAAGCAATGCAAGTTATTCAAGAAAAAACTATTAGATCTAATAGAAAAAAATCTACTGAATCTAAAGAGGATCGTATTAGAGAAAATAAAGAATTAATAGATACTTTAAATAAATACGAAAAATCTCAAAAATGGAAAGCTATAATAGGTTATACACAATCTTTTAATAACACTATTAATCACGTTGAAAAATTATTAAATAATTTATTAAATACTAAAAATATTTATGAAGATAAACTCGATGATGTAATCAAATCATATAAAGATTATTTATCAGCTTATGATTTACTTCCTGAAATTAAAGAGTTGATGAGTCAAGCTGATTTAAAACAATTTGAATTAACTGAAGAAGAATTAGAAGATTATCAACAAATAAAAAATTTTTTAACTAAAGCTAAAGAAAAACATGATGCTATTGAAAGTAAATTTTTAGCAATTAGCAAAGCTCAAATATTACAAGATTTTAGCAACCCGTTATATAATACAGAAGTTGAAACTAAACAACGTAATGAATTAATTAAAGAATATAATAGTTTATCTGATAAAGGTGGGTTAACTGTAGATCAATATATATCTAAAATGTTAAATACTAGAGACTTAGATGATTATAAAGCTGATTTAAAAGCATCTGCAGAAAAGATATTAAATGACCCATCACAAGATATTAGTGGTTTTTCAGCTAAATATGAAGATAATTTAAATACTAAAAGTAAATTTATTCAAGTTGTTAATCAAATATTAATTGAATCTTTTGATAAAGTTAAAAGTTTAACTGTTGCAAAAGTTCATCAAATGGCTAAAACTTTTGATAAATTTATTAAAGAAAAGGGTAATGTTAAATTATCAGAACTTAATAAAAATTTAATTGAAAGAGATTCAGAAGGTAATGTTTATTTAAAAGGTAAATATAGTATTAAATTTAAAGAATCTTTTACTAAACTTTTAAATAATATTGAAGATTCTTATGAAAATAGTTTTAAAAAATTACAAGTTCAAGATATTAATTTAGACTCTTTAAGAAAAGATAAGAAAACTATTTCTTTACGTAAATCTGGCGAACATAATTTCATTGATAATGATATAGCTGTAGTTACTGTTAATGGTATTAATACTGGTATAAAAGTTCAAATAGATCAACTTAAAACTTTTAGTAACTTTAATAGTTTAAGTGATGAACGTAAAAATGATTTTGCAAAAGCAGTAGGTAATTATAAAGATTTTGAAGATTTTAAAAATTCAAATGATTATGCCAAAGAAGATTCTAAAAAATCTCAAATGTATCCTGAAATTTATAATTTTATAAATAATTCTGGTTCAATGGATATTATATCCTATGTTAAAGTAGAAGAAGATTCTAAAACATCTACTACATTTAAAAATAGGAATAAAATGTATAAAGCTTGGTTTAAAGAAAATACTATTAAAAATGAAAAAGGTAAAACAATACCAAATCCAAAATTTTTAAATAAAGAATTAATTGGAATTGAAAAAGAAGTTTTAGATAATTATATTAAAATTAATCAAGAAAACGATAATATTGAAGGTTTTGATTCATTAATAACTAATATCATTGGTGCTGAATTTCATAAATTACCATCTCAAAGTAAATCTGATTTAGAAAGAGCTTTGGAGTTAGATATTAAAGGTTTAACTAAAGATAAATGGAATGATTTAACTAAAGTTAGAACTGATGATATTGGTATTGAAACTGGTAATGAGAATAAAAATAGTCAAGGTGAAATTATAAGACGTGTTAAAACAGCTTATAGAGGTAAAATTGACCCTAAAGAACAATCTTTAGATTTAGAAACAATGTTTAGAAATGAATATTGGAATGGTCAAAACTTTAAGGAAAAAAGTAGACTTGAACCTAAGTTATTAATGATTACAGATATTGCTTTAAATAATGACTATTATACTGGTAAAAATAAAGATGTTGTTCCAGGTTTAAGTAATACTTATAATAGACTTGTAGGTATTATGGAGCGTAATGTTTACGATATTATGAGTAAACACGGTGGTAATTGGGGTCAAGTTGATATTAATAAAGTTACAAATGCTTTAAATGGGTATGCTGCAAGTTTAGCTATGACACTTAACAAAGCTGCAAGTTTTACAAACGTTACTGGTGGTTTAACAGATATTTTTATAGAAGCTGTTGGAAGTCATAGATTTAATGTTGCAACTTTTGCTAAAGCTGAAGTTAAATACACAAAAGAATTACCTAATTTACTTTTAGATACAACTAAATCTGTTAAAACTTCTTATTTTAATCAACTTCTCGATATGTTTGATGTAATGGGTGGTCTTGGTCAAAATGAACAAGAAGCATTGCGTAATAATATACTTAGAAAATTTGGAACTACTCAATCTGGTAATATTTTAAATGATATGGGTGAACATGCAATGCATTCAATACTTACACAGTCTATATTAGATGGTATTAAAGCAATGGATGAAAATAACAATTATTTAGATAAAGATGGTAATGTTACAACTGAAACTAAAGGTGCGTCATTGGCAGATATGTTATATTTTGATAATGAAGGTATATTAAAAATGAATTCTAAAGTTGCTTATTCTGGATTTAATTTAACTACTAAATATCACGAAGGTGGTAAATCTCAAGTCAATGCTTTAATTAAACATAAAGTAATGAATTTATTTGGTGTATATGATATTAAATATCAAAGTGAGTTTTCTAAAACAGTTGCTGGTAAATGGGTAATGTTGTTTAAAAAATTCTTTTTAAGTAAAGCGGCTTATAGATACACAGGATTTACAACTTCTTATAAAAAGAAATCTGAATTAACAGAAGATGATAGATTTTATAATTCTGCTGAAAAAGAATATATTGAAGGTACTTATACTACATTAGTAAGATTTTTAAGAGAAACAGGTATTCCTAATTTACAAATGTTACAAACAATGTATATGAATTGGAAAAATCTTAGTGAATATGAAAAATCTAATCTTAAAAAAGCTACTATGGAAATAATGTTAACGTCTGTTATATTACCATCGTTAGGTTTATTAATGGCTGGTATGGATGATGACGATGACGAAAACAATTTATTGTGGTTTTTCATATACGTAAATAGACGATTAACTAGAGAACTTGCTCAATTTAGAAATCCGTTAGAGGCTGCTAAAATGATTGCAAATCCAGTTGCAGGTATTAGATTTATTCAAAATGGATTAAATTTTATATATGATGTTACAACACCAGTTAATTTTGTTCCAGGTGAAAATGAATCTGTATTTGGATATTTAGATGAAAATTCTAAAGGTGAAAATAAAATGTGGAATCACGCAAAAAAACTTGTTCCAATTATACCACAAATAGGTATTGATTATAAACAAAGATATGGTTTAGAATTTGCAAAATAAATAAAGGGTCTTAAAAAAATAAAGGCGATAACAAAACCGTAATTGGTAATGTTATCGCCTTTTTGTATTTAATCTCCAAATGGAGTATCTACCCATTCATTACAATGAGGACAACTGTCTCCAGTATGAATGTCAACTTTTACTATTTTATTACAATTTTCACATTCTGTTGCAATTGTACCTTCCTCTAAATCTAAACTTTCTAATATCATAATTAAAAAGTCATAAATTCAGCATTAAATGGTACAAATACTTTTTGATAAAAATATTCAGTTTCTTTACCATCAACTATTTCTCTAAATGCGTAAATCCATCCACCTGGAACTCTTAAAATATCTAAAAATTCATCAACCTTAAAATATTCTCCAAATTTTAATTTATATATTTCTTCCATAATTTAATTATGTGCTCTACAATAAGGATTACTACACGTTTCTGGATGTTGATTACAGTGTTCATTATCACCATCATCTCTTAACATATCTTTTCTTTTCATATTAATTATTTTTTATAATTGTTGTTATATTCTTAGGTTTTTCAAAATATTTCATAGCAATATAATGCATGCTAATACTTCCAATAACAGCACCTACTAAATAAGTAATCATTAGTATCCAATTATCAAAGTTAGTAACTACTTGTCTAATTACCAATAACCAAATACCGTTTGACAATACTGAAGCAATTGTGTGGTATAATATACTATTTCTAGCTCTACTAACTAAAGTAAAACTTGCATTTTGTAGGATTGTTAATCCTAACATTATTAAAATTTGTTCTATCATATATTTTATAAAAATAATCCATTTCGCCAATTTATTGTTGACATAATTTCAGGAAGTTCCTTTTCTAGTTCTTCACCAATTCTGGTAGCAATATCTCGTACCTCTTTTTGAGCATGTAAATCCATTCTTACATTTAAAAATCCTAACAAATCTCTTAATGTTCCAGTAATATGAATTGTAGTTTTAGTACATAAAGGTAATATATCTCTAGCACATTCTTTTGCAACACCTTGTAGTATAAGAGTATTATATAAAACTTCAGTAGCTGCTAAATATTCTTTAATCGCAGATTTTCCATTTTGAATATATGTTTCCCCATCATGTATTCCTCCCCAAATATAATCTTCCCATTCAGGATTAAATACTTCAGTACTACTTTGTCTATTAGTAGGATGTTCTTTACGTAATTCAATTTCTTCAAAACCTAATGGTTCAGCATATCTTAAACTCCATTCTTGACCATTTAAACTTCTATGTCTAAATATTTGCGCAGATATACTACGTCTAGTTTCTATTTTAAATCCAAATGAAATATGTTGAAGTGGTGACCAGTGAGCATTGTCCATTAAATATTTAACAAGTTTACCACCATTTTCTTTTACTGTACCATGTCTAGCAATAGCTGCAATTATTTCATTATTATCTAATTTTTCATAACTATTTAACCCAATAGTTTTTGATATTAACTCTACTTTACTCATTAAATAATTTTCTTAATTGATCTTTTAAATTTTCAATAGAAATACATTCCACTTCATCACCTTCTGTAGTTTCTAACCATTCTTTCCAAACATCAAGACTTTCTAAAAATTCTTCTGTTTTATTCATATCCTCTTTCACCATTATAGTAAATTAATTCTTTTAATGTTCTGGGTTTATATTTTATTACTTCCGCTGATACATTTATATATCTTTTATCTGGATAGGTATTTTCATGTACGTGACCGTGAATATTAAAATCTAATCTATATTCAAATTCTTGGGGGTGAATAGGAATATGACTTAATAAAATATTACCGTATTCAGCTTCTTTAATTAATTTAGATGAGCAAACACTATTCACATAAGTTAATAATGATGGTACGTGTTGAGGTTCATCGTGATTTCCTAATATTATTTTTTTAATACCGTTTAAACGATCTAAATTGTAATAAGGAAATGATTTTTCCATCGTTATATCTCCAAGAATCCAGGTTACATCTTTTTTATTAACAATTTTATTCCATTCATTAACAATATAATCATCCATTTCAAATTCATCTTTAAATCCACGTCTTATCGCCATATTTCTATGAGAAAAATGTGGATCCGAATAATACCTAACTATTGACATAACTATATTTCTTTATAAGATATATCTTCTTCATACTCTTCAATTTTATCAATTATAGACGCTTTTTTTAATATTAAATATATTAAATTATCTCCAAACTTTTCTTCAACTGTTCCAATTTTAGGTAAAATACCATTTTCCAAATCATTAGTCATATCAGCAATGGATATTTCGTGTTTTAATAACATACCATCTAATACTTTTTCTCTAATTAATCCAGTAATTTTACTACCTTGGTCAAAGTTGTGAAATGGATTCTGATTTCTACGATATTCCGTTCCTTTTTTAATTAAAACCTTCTTAATCTGATTTAAAGTTTCATCAACAATTTGTTCAAATCTAATTTCTGTCATTTATTCAAAAAATTTATCAATGTTTAATAATACTTTTTCATTTTTAGACTTTTGAATATTTAAAATTTCTACTTCAGTATTTAAAGATCTAATTTTGTCTAATCTATCTACAGCTTCTGTTTCAATTTCATTATTTACAGCAATAATGTCATTTTTTGTTTTCTCAAATATTGAGAAAATATTCTCACTTTTACTGATTAATGATTGTAATTTTGTTTTTCCTAATGTCATTTTATTTATTTAAATTGTTAATTCTTCTATTAAAATATTTTAAATAGTCTTTATTTAATTTATCTAAACTATTATATTTTTCAAAGAATATAATAATATTTTTAATATGGTCAGTATCTAAATCTTTTAATAATTTAAATTTAGTTGTTTTACGTTGTTTACCATTTTTATAGTAATTAACTCCCCAAAATTTAATATCTTCAAATTTTATATAACCATTATCTATTAACCATCTATCTTCTTCAATATTCCAAATAATATTTTCAACTTCTTTGTCTACAAAACCCAAATTAGATAATAATTGTCCAAAACGACAATCAGGATATTTAACCCATTCTTTTTCAATTAATTCCCAATTTTGATGTATTATATTAATCGATTCTACTTTTTTAGTAGTTTTTGTATTTAAAAAATGATGTAAAATTTTATTTTTAAATAATAATTTTAAACAAATTGGTATTCTTTTATGTTGTCTCATTTATTTAAATTCCCTCTATTTTGATGAACTTCTTTATTCATTATTTCATAATGTTTAGTTAAAACATCGTTTAATTTACTTTGACATTTATCACAATAAAACCTTTCTACTTTTTTACCAGTAGCCATTATTGTTCTACATTCATTGCAGATTGTAGCACCATTACCGTTATTAAATTTATAAATTACTTTCATATTATTTAATATTTTCTAGTGGATAAGCGTTTAAAATTGAATTATCATAATTTCCTTCACAATCAAAATCTATTGCTATTTCTTCAGCTTTTTTTAAAGCTTTTGTAATATGTAATTTAGTAAATTCAATTGCAATATTTAAGTAATTTGAATGCGTATTATTAACTCCCTTTTGAATATGTTGTTCAAAAAATTCTTCTATTGTTAGTATGTTTTTCATTTATTTAATGTTTTTTAAAGAATAACTATTTAAAATAGAATGTTCATTAACAACTATTTCATATTCATCTTTATCACTTGGAATTGTTGTATAACTTTTAACTGTCAAACCACCTTCTCCACAAAATACTTGAATTTTAGCTTTTTCACTAGCTTCTTTTAAAGCTGCTTCTACATGTAATTTTGCAAATTCAATCATTGCTTCTAAAGCGTCGTGTTTTGAAACTGTAGAATAATCTTTATCGTAAGTTTCTTTTCCTGTTAATATTAATTTTGCTGTTATCATATCATCTAATTTTTTTAATAAATCCATCAATTCCAAAATTATGAATTAAACCAGGATTACCCTCTTTCACTAAACTATAACTATTATAATCTGGATTAATAAATTTACTTTTATTATTTAAATACATTTCATAAAAATCAATACAAGGTTTTTTCATCATAGAGTCAGCATTAATGAATGGTATGTTTTCTTTAAGGTTATCAATAGTGAGTTTATTTTCTGTTAAATCAATATTAAAATAACATCTAATCAATAATGTATAAACACTAATTAATGGTGTTGATTTAACCCAAAATTTAGAACATTTTATAATTAGTGCATTTTCATCTAATTCAATTTTTGTTTTAATTTTAATATTTAAATCTGTTTCAATTTTATTTAAAAATATTTCTAAATGTATATAATTATTAATTAATATGTCTTGAAGTTCGTCAAGTTTATTATATACACCATCATTTCTATTATAATCTAAAGCTTTTACACCAAAATATACAACATTTTTCTTATTAAAACAGTTTAATAATTTATGGTTATATCCATATATTTTACCTATTTCTTTCTTAGTAGATTCTACATAAGCAAAATCATTTAAATAATCTCTACAAGCTGTAAATGGCAAATAGGTTTCAAATTTACCACCTATTTTATTTAAAATAGTAAATCCTACACCATAATTTCTACCTTCATTAAGTTTAGATCTTTCTTGTAATTCTTTAATTTTTTTCATTTATTTTTCGTTCTCTATTCATAATATAAACATCCATTTCAGATTTAGTTCCTTTATATCCTGTAACAGGATGATAAAATTGTTCTTCTTTTTCTCGATAATCTTTACGCCAATTTAAATCATCATTTTCTAAATCTTCATCATTTTTGTTAAAAGCAATTAAAAATATAAAAAATAATATAACTAATATTTCCATTTTTATATATATTTATAACTTATTCTATCAGGATTGATAGATTTTAAACTCGATTCTAACCACTTCATTTGGAAGTTTTCTGTACTACAAAAAATATGAATAATAGATTCTTTATCTTCTTCAAATAATAAACTTCTACCACATCTTTGTTCTAATGTTTCAGAGTTAGAGTTAATATCTGTAATCAATATAGTGTCTAGACCTTCATATGTCACTCCTGTGCCACCTTTTTTAATAAGACATAAACTATTACTACGATACTCTTGAAAGTCTTTTAAAACGTCGTTATTTTTACTCTTTGAATTAAACATTGGTATATTGTAATTCATTCCAACTTTTTCATCACCTGTAAATAATATAAATCGTTTATTAGGGTTATTTTCAATCCATTTTTTAACATTTCTAACTAATGATTGACAACTATTTATCATTTTCATTCTAAATAAAGCTATCATCATTTTGTCTTTTCCAAATGACTCATCAACTCTTTTAGACATTCTCTGACATTCTTTATAATCTGTTGAATACCATTTCTTTAATCCTCCAAATTGTACAGATTTAATATCATCTAATTTAAATAAATGAACTTCAATTTTAAAATTATTAACAATACCATCTTTAATTGCATTATCTGTACTATAATCTACAATTTGTTGTAAATCTGTTGAAAACTTTAAGTTTAATAAAGTATCTTCACTATATGTACCTGACGCTAATATAACTTTATCATTATTTTTAACAATTTTAGATACAATTGGTAAAATATTATCAGGTGGTATAGCGTGAGATTCATCAAACACTATATAATCGTATTTATTATCTTGAATTTTATGTAATGATTTAAAATTACAATATTCAATTTTAGGATAATATTCTAATTTTTCACATTCATCAACCCAACTATGCATTATATCAATTTGAGGTGTACTTACTAATATACTAATATCTAAATCATTGTCAGATATTTCTCTAATTGCAGTAAGTAAAATTCTAGTTTTACCTCCTCTGACAGAAACTAAGATTATTCCTCTAAAATAAGCTTTTTTAATTTTATCAATTATTATTCTCTGAATTTCATTTCTATTCATTCATTGTTTTATTTATTAAAATAAAGAGAAAGGTTAAGGAATCGAACCTTAATTCTCAGCTAGGCTTGGCGTCTTACCATTCAGACCAACAATCTCTATTATTAAAAGATACCTTACAGCTTCACTATAAAGTTTGTGGTCACTCATCCACATTACACGTTGTTTTAAGGTTTAATTCTGTTACCGGAATACAGCACACGTATTACCTTAGCCGACAAGTGTTTTTAACTTACTCTATTTCGGGTCTACTCTATAGCCTACCGAGTTATCAGTTACGGGGCTTGTATAGGATCAGGCATTCTGAGGTATCTTAAATTTGTGCTATTACAATGCCTTTTTCACACTTTTATCATTTCTTTTTAACTCTTTCTTTAGCTTCTGCAATTCCTCTCTTAAAAGCATCAGATGCAGCTTGATCTTTTCTAGCATTTTCCATTAATATTTGAGAAGTGCTAAAATTTTTAGCTTGATAACCAGCCTGTTGTTTACTAGAAGCTTCATAAGATAAAGAATCTCTTTTTTTCTCAGCTTGTTCCATTGTAAAACCTTTTTTCTTTTTTGGTTGTTCCATTTTATAATATATTTAATTATTAATTTTTAAAATAAAGATTTAATAAAATCTTCTCTAGCTTTAACAGCTTCTTTTAAAGTTTCATATAAACCTACATAAATAGATTTAGTTATTTTACGACTTAAACTTTTATGTGAAACTTGAACTTCAAATTGACCACGTTCTTTATCAAAGTAAATACCTTTATATCCAGTATTACTTTTTATTGATTTACTATTTTCTATATTTAAATTTATCCAGCACAACTATCACATTCCAATAAAGATTTCCTTAATTGCTGTGCAGCATTTGTACCATGTTGATAATATAATGTTTTAATTCCAAGTTCAGCAGCTTTATACAATAACGCATTAACTTCTTTATAACCAACCTTTTGATTAATCATTAAATTTAATGATTGAGATTGATCTATAAATTGTTGTCTTTGTGCTGCCTGAATCAATATTTCCATTGGAGATATTTCTTGAAATGTTTTAAATACATTCTTTTGATGTTCATTAAGTTCTGCTAAATGTGATACTGATCCATCATTTTGTGCAATACTATTCCAAACACCTCTATTATTAATACCTAATTCTTCTAATAACTTTTCTAAACTAGGATTTTTAATTACATGTTTACCACCTGCAATATCTTTAATATAGTAATTACTAAATATAGGTTCAATACCTTGAGATACTTGACCTAGTATAAAAGCAGAAGATGTATTTGGTGCTACAGCATTCATTAAACAATTTCTTCTACCATATCCTTCAAGCATTTTAGGTTCACCATATAATAAAGCTAATTCTTGAGATGATTTTAAAGTATGTTCTTGAATTTTTTTAAATAATTTTGCATTAATATATTTAGCATCCATTGATTCAAAAGCAATATCATTATTTTGCAATAAAGTATGATAACCTGTACAACCTACACCAATATCTCTAAAATCATGTGATGAATTATAAGCTTTTTTTAAGAAAAACCATTTATAATTATCTTCTTTTTTGTCACTATGTTTCCAACTTAATAAAGTTCTTTGATAAATAGTATGTAAACCATCTAATGCTTGAGCAAGAACTTCAACAGCTCTTCCAAATTCAGGATGATCTATAAAAATTGCATTCATTGCTGCAATATCACAAACAAATGAATATTTATCATCAGAAACCTCTAATATTTCGGTACAAAGATTTGAAGATTTGATTGTAAAATTATTATCTCTATACACATCTGGTTTAGCATTATTTACATTATCTTTAAAGAATATATAAGGTAATCCTGTTAAAAATCTAGATTCATGAACTTTTAATAATACTTCTCTAGCTTTTTCATCACCATTTGCAGCTTTATCTAAGAAATCTTGACCAATGCAAACCCCATAGTTAATTTTATCTAAAGGATTATTATCTCTTTGAATATCTAAAACTTCTAAAATATCAGCATGATCAATATCCCAGTATAGTGCCATATAACCTCTTCTAACACCTTGATTAACTTCTTTAATAATATCATTAAATCCTCCTGCAAAATATAAAGAACCTGGTGAAGGAATACCACTGTTTGTTATAGAAGCCCCGGCGCCTCTTAAATCCATATATCCAGAGCAACCTTTACCAACTTTTGTCATTATAGCAGATTCTCCTTTAGCAAAAGCAATTTCACCCATTGAATCTCCAATATGTTGATTACTACAACTAAATGGTAATGCACTTTTTCTACCTATACTTGTAATAAATGGTGTCGATAATGCATACATTCCAATATCTAAATATTTTAAAAATTCTTCTTTAAAAGTAGGATTTTTTGGTAACACTTCTTGTATTGTAGTTGCTATAATTTCAAATCTAACTTCAGGAGTTTCTCCCGGTAGTAAATAACCACTTTTTCCGTCATTTAAATAGGCTGACGAAGCCTGATTTATCCAATTATACATATATATTAAAATAAGTCGTTAGTTGTTGCTACGTGTGCGTGTTTATTATAATTTGGTGAAGTTTTATGAAAAAAGTCTACATGTATTGTAGAAGCTTGTTCTAATTCAAAAAAATCAAATTTTTCAATATCTTCATCTTTAATATCAAATATTTTATCTATATTTAATAATTCTAATGAATAATTAATTCTAAATTTAATATAATTTTTAATTTGTTCAGCTTTTAAATACTCTAAATCTCCATGTTCAAACACCCAATCAACAATCCTAGATTCTGATTCATAAGATTTTATCATTGCATTTTTTACAATATTATTGAAATCTTCTGGAAATATTTCAGGATTTTCTTCTTTTAAAAGATTAATAATGTATATACCAAATAAGGCATGAATATTTTCTTCTTTTGTAGTATCCATAATAACATTGTCTGTATCTTTTAAATATCCTTTTTCTTTATTAATAACTTTTAATATAGAAAATAATCCAAATAACGAACTGTTTTCAATTGCTAAAGAAAATAATGTTAAAGCCATTATATGGTCTGTTGAATTACCTTCTTTAATTTTTAATAAATATTTTTCAAGATATTTAACTCTATCTGCGATACATGCAACATTTTCCAAGTCTTCAAATTCTTCTTGTAAACCAAATACTTCAATAGGTTTTCTATATCCACGAGCATGACGAACTTCACTTTCCGCAAAACTAACACCAATTGCATCAATTTCAGGTTTTGGAAACATATTATATAAATCTGCCCAAAATCTTTTAACTTTAATTTCAACTTGTGCAATTGCTAATAAAGCTCTCTTAGCAATCATTTTTTCTTTAAATGACATAAAATTATTAAAGTCATTCTTATCTGCAGAAAAATCCCATTTATTTACAAACCACATTGTTTTATTAATTGATAATAAAAATGTTTCTAATTCTGGATATTCTTCAGGTAAAACACTTGTTCGTTTAACCAACAAACTTCTTTTTAACATATTATTATTTAAATTATTATTATTTATTTCCATACTTTCCCCCCAACTTCTGTTAGTATTAGTACTTCATTATGAGGATTAACGTAATCCCCTAACTCTTGGTTACTATCTAAAATAACCCCCAACTCCTTTTGCAACCTCTCTTTTAGTTTTATATCTTTGTAAAGTATTTGTTTTATTTTTAGTAGAAAGTTTACACCTGCAGAATTACCAGAATATACTTCCGCCCAAAATCTTAAAATTAATTGTTTAGCGTCATCTCCAAATTTAGAGTATTGACTATTTAATAAACAATTATATTCATTAAGATATTCTTCTGGGAATTTAAATATATATACTACTTTATCATCTATATCAATATGTTTTACAAATAATTCATTATTTGTAAGTTTATGCTCATATTTAGTGAATTCAGGATTTTTAAAATTGAATTCGTGTAATATAAATATACAATTTTCATATTCATTATTTTCGTCAAATAAATATGTATTGATAAGATATGGTAAAAATTTGATATTTAAATCTAGTACTTCTGATAATAATGGTAATAAGTAAGTCTTCGATTTATTGAAACGAAGCTTCTTTGTGTTTTCTATTTCTCTACTCATTAATTTATTCTTCTTTCTGTTTATTATAAAAGTTAATAAATCTTAATACTGCATTATATACAGATTCTATTTTATTATCTAAAACAACAGTATCATAATAATGTGGTGAATTTGGAATTGGTTTATCAGGTCTAAAATTAGTTGATTGTATTGTACAACTATTTGAACTAATATAAATTCCAAATCTTCCGTGATATGGATATTTTATAGATTCAATTTTTTCAACAACTGGTATTAATATATTCCAATCTGAATGATAATTAAATTCTCTTAAAGATGCTTCCCAATTACATTCAGAATACCACGGTAAGTTAACTCTATCTTTAGATTTATTTATTAAATACTTATCACCGTGTTTAGGATGTATTGACCATCCCATAAATTCTGCAATAATTCTATTATTTTCTTCCATTTAATTTACTTCTATAAAATCATCATTTAATATTAAACTTCCATTATTTTCATAAACTTCTTGACTGAAATCATAAAGTTTATTTTTCCAATGGTAATAAATTAAGTCTAAATTTTCATCTAATCCTTTATATTTATAACCTGCTTTTGTTGTAAAACCATTAATTGCAGCATTATGCCATTTATCACTTATTTCAAATACGTGAGGAACTTTTTCACCTCTACCTATGAATATGAATTTAAATGGTGCTAATGTATAACCAACTAATCCTAATTGTTCACAAATACTATCAAATGCTTTTGAATAAACTGCTTCTTGAAAATAATAACAATATTTTATAAAACTTTTTGTGAATTCATCAGCTCTTGATGAACCAGTTTTAATATCTTCCATATAAACAATTTTATTTGTATGATCAATTGACATTTTATCAATTATACCTCTTAAATGAAATCCCTTATATCCATATTCAAATTTATATTGATAATGATTTTCAAAATTATTATTAAATAGATGATAAGTATGTTTATGATTTAATAATAAACCTACACATTCTTCAGCATCTTGTGATTCTTTTTGAGTAACTACAATTTTATTCTTTGTTTCAAGTTTAATTTTAATATAATCCCAAAATTCAGGTTTATCAAAATTAGATATTAACTTATCTTCAGTTTTAATATTGCTCCAAAATCCATTATGTTTTACAATTTTTAAAACTGTATTTACATTGGGAACTTTATCATAATTATCTATAATAATATCGCATAATACACCTAATGTAGCAGTTGGTTTATTATCATCATAAATTACATATAATTCTTTACATAGATTATTATTTGTAATTTTATCTACCAATAAATCATCCACATAAGAACCAAATCTTAGACCATCTCCTTCTGGGTTTGATGGTCTAATTAATGCTTTTGGTCCATTCCTATCGAAGTCACTAATTCTGCTATAACTTAGCTTTAAGTCTATAACTTCTTCGTTATTGAGTAATTGTTCTAACCTGTTCGTTTCTTTTTTCTCTTTCATTTACAATTATTAGTTCTATTACTAAATTCATTAGTTCGTTAGAATGTTTTAATTGATATTTTAAATCATTATCATCTTCATCAAATGATAATCTCCATTCAATATCTTCAATAATTTTATCCAAATATATCCTAGCTGATGTGTAATCTTCTAATATTAAATATGTTTGTAATTTAATACATTCTTTATCGTTTACTGCAAAACAACATAATCCACTAATTTTTTGTAATAGTTCTTTTTTCATTTTTATTTAATTAAATTATTTTTATATATACTCCAGGATCATCTTTATTTACACTATAAAATCCTTGTCCTATTTTCAACGCAAAAGGTATTGCACAATCCATGTTATCGTCGATAATAATATCATGTGCAGTTAGTAAATCTAAACTAATCTGCACGATATTATGGAAATCAAATTTTCGTTTTGAATCTCTAACAAAGTGAAACCCTATTTGTAATGGTAGTTTTTTACCTTCAATTTGTTTTAAAAAATCTTCTCTTAATTCTTCAATTAGATTAGGTCTATTAACATAACCTTTCACTATCTTTTTACTTGATGAATAAGATTGTATTCCTAAACTATTTAAATATCTTTTAACAGTTATAGATGCAAAACTTCCTTTAGTCGTATTTATACGAGAATTTTTTGAACTTGGAACATTTCCAGGTATAAAGATTAATTCATTTTCTACCATATTACACTATTAAATTGTGGATAATTTTTCTCCATATATTCATCCAATTCTGTAAATATTGTAGAATAACTCATTAACATTGGATATGGATTTATAATTACTTTATTTTTACTTTCGTCAATATATTCACGTAAATCTAAATTATCTCCTGTTAAAAACAGATACACAATATTCTTTTTTCTTTTATTAATTTCTTGAATTACATTACGAATAAAATTTTTCCAAATAATTGTATAATCTTTATCTTTTTCAGTACACATCGAACAATTTAAAAACAACATATCATTATCACAATAATCATCAAGACTATTATCAAAATTAGTTATACTATGCTGATTACCATATATTGTTTCATAAATACAATCTCTAAACTGTCTTAATTCTAAAGGTAAATTTTCAATTAAAATAGATTTATCTATTATTCCTCTACCTATACCTGAAGATCTAACATCTTTAGCGGGTCTATTATCAATTATTACAATTTTTACATCCTTAAAAGAGCATTTTTTAAAAGAATTAAATAATCTACTTTTTATAGGATAAACTTTCTTATCGGATAAATAAATTTGTTCTATAAAATCATTCAGATGATTTGAATATTCAAGAGATGTTAAATTGCATAAAATAGTTGACCACTCAAAACCTATTTCATTTGTCCAATTATAAGATGTTTTATTTTTAGAAGAGGTTATCATCAACTTGTATTTTAAAGTTATCTATTTGATTTATTATTTTAGAAGTATCTATATCTTTGTAATAAACCTGATTATCAAAACTTACAGTATTAATACCAACTTTAGTACTTTGCCATAGATTTATCAATTCATTAGTTTCTTTAGAAGTATAAATAAATTTTGGCAAAGAGCATTCAATGAAACTATCTAAATCAATATTTTTTTTAACCTCTTGGTAATTTAACCAATTAATATTATTTGGTGCAGGTATTTCAGATTCAGTACCTAAAATATTACCTTTTAAAATCTGTTTTTCACAATAATTTTTTCTTTTATCGATATAATTATACATTAAATCTCTAAATTGACTTTTGTATGGAATATTGTGAATATCAATTTGATTAGATAAAACAGAAAATAAATCAAATTGATTTAAAAAGCTTTTATTTTTTAAAATAGAATCTTGATGTTTTATTGTAAAATTAACTATTAAACTATTCATAAATATAAATGGAAATATTTTATTTATATCATATGTAGGAGTATGAATTCTAAATTCTATAGTCTGTTTATTACCAAATATCAAAGGGATTATATTATATAGAAAATAACGATATTTTATATTCCATTTTTGATTACCATTTGGGTCTGCTGGATGACTTAAAACATTACTAAGGTCATTATTAACTGATTTAAAGTCTTGACCCATTGATAAGTATTTATATAATATTCCAAAATTATCGTCTATATTATTAGAATTAATAATGGGATCTAATTGAGATAAAATTTCAAATGTTGGTAATGGTGCAGAATAATTTTTATTTTTAATATGATAATTATACTTTTTATATAAAGGAAACATTTGAAACATTTCATCTTGTATTTTCATACCTACTTTAAAAAACGCTAATATAAATTCCTTTGTTCTTGGAATATTACCTAAATGTAAATGTAATGAACAAGTTTCGTCATTATATTCAGTTCTTTCACTTAATATTTTAAGAATATCAGAAGTACATTGTAACCCTTTTTCACCTTGCATAGGAACAGTAACATATTCAATACCTGATATAGAACCGTCTCTTAAGGGAATTAATCCATATTTATCAAGAATTCTATTTGGGATAAAACCTTTAGTTGTTTCAAATTCTAAACCAAATGATAAATTTTTTAATAAAGGTGCATAATTTTTAATAGTTTTAGAAATTTCAGGATTATAATTTTCATTATAATTTTTTAAATTATTTCCAATAATTCCCTTAGAGTCATAAGGTAAACTATATTTGTAATCTTTACTTGGAAATATTATTGCATTAAGTTTACACGATGAAAGTTTTGATATATGATAAAAATTTCCAGTAGATAACTGTTCTCGGTATTCTTTATTATTTTTAAAAATTTCTGGGTTGAATAAATAATATTTATTATGATTTTTATCTGTAATTATTGAATATTTTAAATTACTATTAAAATAACCTAAAATTAAATTATCATCTATTATATCAACAACTCCTTTAATCAATGTATTATCTAAAATAACATATTGTTTTACACTATAGTTATAAATAACTAAACCTGTTTCTTCTCGAAAACATTTCCCATTAATTAAATAACAATCTCCTGAATTTTGAATATTTATATCTCCTAGTTTATAATAAAATTTATTAAATTTTCTACATTGAGAAATGGGTAACTCTTCTCCTTTTATTGTAATTACTTTTTTTTCAGCACTCATTTTATTTTTTATTAGGTTTTTCAACAAAGTCTTTTAATGTATGACTTATTAAATTTAATGTATTTAATGCGGTTTTAACAGTTTCATTTTCTTTCCAATCAGAAAGTTCAATAATAGTTTCAGATACTTCTTCAGAATGTCTTTCAAAAGATTCTAAAATTAACTCTTTAATAAATTTTTCGTCTTCTAATTCTTTAATAGCAACTTCTATCTTAACATTTTTTTCAAAATCTTCAATAGATTTGATAGAATTATTAAATATTTCTTTATCAAATTTATTTACATCTGTAGTAGCTGGTAATATTATTACTGGAGATTCTTTTTCAACTACTAAATCTTCTCTTTTAACCCATTTTGTTAATATACCATTATTAAAATAATATATTTTTTCAAAACCTAACTCTGTTATATTTCCAGTAAATGGTTTTCCATCAAACATTGCAATAGATACTGTTTTTGCAGGATCCATATCGATTACAGGATGTTTGGAAATATAAGATAATATTTGATGATCAATATGTTTAATTGGCGGTTTTAATCCTTTTTGTATAATAACTGCTTTATTATAATCTTCAGAAGTTTTTAATAAAACACCATTTATAAAATAATGAAATTGTATATTATCAACCTCTTTTTTAAATGGGATAAATCCTTCTGTGTTTAATGCATTAAAATTAAAACAACCCTCTTTATAATTAAAAGCTAAACCTTTTATATTTTTAACATAAAGACTTGATGTAACAGAATCTATACCTGCGAATTTAAAACCCCAATTTTTTATATAAATATAAATACCGTTTATAAGAGACCCCTTTTCCCAATATCTTAAACTTTTAGAATAAACTTTACCATTATAATCTACAATAGTATGAATTGTTTTATCTTCATGTAAATTAGTCATTGAATATTTTTTAGTTTCTAAATTAGTATTAGTTGCTACTTCTTTTGGTGTTATACAATTTTCCCAATCACAATACTCATCCATATAACCACGTCGATTATACTTGGTATTATATATAATTTCTTCACTTTGTCCAGCTTGCAGCCGACTAACTTTATGTTTTTCAGCATTTGCAAAATCACCATCTGTAATAATATAAACAGTATTATAATCTATTTGTAAGTCATCTTTTTTAGAAGCACCTAAAACAGTTAAACTATTTTGTATAGATGAAAAAAACATACTGTTTTCATTTTTACAATAAACATTCATAGGTCTTTCTTCCATTTCAGTAACTATCATAGAACCTTTTGTTTGTTTGGAAGCACCTGACCATAAATATAATTTATTTGGTTCATCAATCCAAGTCCAAGCTAAAGCAGCTGCCCCAATATATTCACTTAAAACGTGAAACTTTTTTGTTTTATATAATATTTCACCTAATATTTCACTATCAATTTTATCACGAGTTGTTTCATAAGAGTGTCCACCATGTGTTAATTTTGTAATTTTTTCAGACAATTCAATATCATATTTTTTAGCTAATTCTTTATGATTTTTTAAAGTACCATTATGACAAAAAATCATTTCATAACCTTCTTTATTTTTACTTGTACCAAATCCAAATGGATGAGCATTATCTTCTGTAATTGCAAAACCATAACTAGGTTGCCTAGTATGACCAATCATAATAGGGATTTTAGTAGGTTTAATTTCTCTATCTACAATAAAATCTGTATATAATTTGTCAAAACCAAGACCATATTGCACATCCCCATCCCACGATAACCCACAAGACATTTTACCTCTTTCTATATTGTAAATACCTAAGATATGTACACCATTAATATCTAAATTTTCAGGTTTATTTGTAGCCATTCCAAAAATTCCACAACTTAAAATATTTGATTTATAACCAAATAAAAAGTTACTTATATATTGTAATAATGCTAATATTAGAACTATTTTTACTATCATTTTTATTTATTTAAAATTTCTATTTTAATATTATTAATTATTTCAATTTTATTTAACAATTCTTGAGCTAAATCTTTATTGTTAGTGTTAATTGCTTCTACAATATAAACACCTAATTCTTTAACTTCTTCAATTTTACTAGAATTAACTAAATCAATAGCTTTCATTGTAGTATTCCAAGCCCATTGTAAAGAGTTATCAGTTTTAATCCAAAAATTAGATAAACTGCGATATTCAATTCCATATTCCCTAAATCTAAAACAACCTGCTTTACCATATAATTTTTTACGTTCTGTATCAAAATCTAATAATACAGATTCTAAACCAACTGTAGCATCCATTGCTTTAACCATATCAAGTTGTTGTTCTTGAGTAGGGTTATCCCAACCTATTGAAATATGTCCTCCAGCACTTCTTAGACTAGTTAAACTTAAATCTGCGGGTTCATTAATACATTCATTCCATACATCGAAATCTGGTTCACAACCTGCAAGACGCGCAATATCGTTGTCTAACTCAGATTCATCTAATATTGCAGAAGGTTGAATTGCTAATGTGTAACCCATTCCAGATACTAATACTTCTAAATAATCTTTAACAAAATTATTATGATATACCCAATCAGTAACTGTATTACAAGGTGGAATATTATATTCAATTGCAACATTATCTTCTTGAATAAAATGACCATCTTTAGAAATGGCTTGAGGCTCTGATTTAGAGCCTCCTATTTTACCAATTGCTGAAATAATTTTATTATCTTTTTGTAGAAATAATTCTGGATCTGTACCTAAAGT